CAATTCCCAGGATATTGGGATGATAAATTTGGCAATCTTGGGTATGCTCGTGTCCAAACAACCGCCGAAATGATTAAATTTGGATTGGAGCTTTGGAAAAACAAGCCTGGAATTAGGGCGTATTGGCATAACCTACTCTTTTACAAGAGGATTTAAGATGAGGAAAATAATTGTTGATAAAGGAACCAGGTTTGGTCGTGGAATTGTTGTGAAGCAATCGCCTAATGGTAAAGTAAACCTAAAATGTGATTGTGGCAATTCCTACACCCCATTTTTTATCAGATGTTAGGAGAGGGTATACCAAGTCTTGTGGATGTTTGCAAAGGGATATTGTTGCGAGTAACAAAACGACTCATGGTATGACTGGAACTCCTATTCATAATAAATTTGTAGCTATGTGGAATAGGGTTAAGTGTCGGTCTGATTATAAAAACAGACCTGTATGTGATCGATGGAAAAGCTTTGAGTTTTTTATGGAAGATATGAATGTGTCATTTGAAGCGCATGTAAAAATATATGGATTGAAAAATACTACTCTCGACCGGATAGATAATGATAGTGGATACAGTCCTAATAATTGTAGGTGGGCAACACACAGAGAACAAGCCGAAAACTCAAACCGTAGCAAGAGGTTTATGGCTAAGAATATAGAAACGGGAGAGATTGTAGTGGCTAACAACCAAAATAAATTCGCCAAAGAAAAAGGATTGAATGTTGGTTGTTTAAATGGTGTATTGAATAAACGACACCGGCAACATAAAGGCTGGAAGTTTTGTTACATTTGATTTTCTATGAATTGATAGCTTAATTATAGCCCGTTCTTGCCTCTCACCGGCCATATAAGACAGTAAATAACGACTCAAATAAAAAAGGCATAGTCAGCTATGCCTTTTCTTTTCGAACGTCTTAAAACGTGATACAGAGCGTTTTAGTTTTCTTTTCTTGCTAATAGCGTAGAACATGGATCCCCTCTGAAATCTCTGAAAAGAGACAACATTTCTCTTATAGGATCTGATCCTAAAACCAATTGCATTGCAATCCTTTGGGCATTTGTAAAATCAAGATCAAGGGTCACAATTATATGTTCATGTCCTTCGCTTTTTGACGGATAGGATATATAGGAAACACCCCCATCGAATTCTTCCTTAATGCGTTCAATCCTCTGAAGGAATAATTCCTTATTAATATGTGAATCGATGTCAATTTGGAGTTCGTTCTTTTCCGGCACAAATATTTGGAATCCGTCTTCTTTCATTCTTTCGACATATTGTTCTCTGGATTCCAAATACGCTTCTACTTCAAGAACTTCCTTAAGTTCGTTATCGGTAATTACTCTCACGTTTTACCTCCTTTTCAGTATTATGTAAACTTTTTTGAACGCAGGAAGAACATGTAAAATCACTTCCCTTTGCTGGTTTGTATTGTATTTTCTTTCCTTTGTGAAAAAGGTAATCTGGCTTCCCACATTTTACACAGAGTGCTTCCATAATAATTCTCTCTTTCTTCTCTGTCTGTTTGAGGTTTTTCGCCGTTGTTTGAACATGAACAGGGACTCACCGATATGTCGTTTTGGATTGATCTTTTTCATCAATTTGGAGTATCGTTTTCCTTTGTACATACTCTCCAAATTGAACAATGCTCTTGGGTTTTTCGGAAGTTTTTTCTCTTTGGAGAAGGGAACACAAAAAGGTTGTTTAATGTGTCTCCATCTTTTGATTGCACGGTTTGTGAATGCTCTTTGTTTCTCTTTCCATCCTTCCAAGACTTCTTTTGCTTTTTCTTTAATAGGAATCATGTTGTCCACCTTTTTAGCCAGTCTTCCATCGTTGTAGTTATTTGGGATTTGATATGTTCTCGGTGATCTTTTTGAAGGTCAAACATTTTGTAGGTCAGATTTTGAAGATGTCCAATGTCACCTTTGCAATGTGCCATGAAATTTAAGGCAAATTCCTTGCCCCCGACCATGTATGCTGCAATTGCTTGATTGCGTTTATGGTCAGTATAATTCCAATGATACTGTCGTTTTGATCCATGATGGCAAAGGGGATGTCCAACCTTGATGTATTTTTTCATTCCCATTACTGACATGACATAATTAAGGAAGTTTTCTCCTCCTCCATATATTCCCAACTCGGTAGGCCATCCCCCTACTTTGTCATACAGTTTTCGGGACATCATGACACCGCAGGTAGACATAGCTGGAACTTCATAAATTGGAAATCCGTGGGCGGGTGGATTATATGCTGTGAATCGATAGTCCAACAAGGAAGTCGGTAAATCAATTCGGAGTTTGTATACCAATTTGTGATATTCCATAATATGATATGTAAGTGGAAGGTGAAGTGTGGCATTTCCTTCCATAAATACTTCTTGCATCATAAAATGACGAAACATATCCCAAAGAGCATTCCGTGATATAATGCAATGAGCATCACAAAACCATAGGATATTGCCCTCAGAGTTTTTCACACCCATATTTTTGGCTTGCCAGTGTGACAGCTTATCTGTATAGTGCAGGACTTTCAGCCACGGATGGCCTTTTGCACAAGCAATGAGGTGTTCTCTTGTTCCATCATCCACTTTACCTCCTACTTGTGCCTTAACCTCATCACAAAAATTGTCTATGACGATGATTTCAAAGTCCACCCGATCCCGTAACTCCTCAGCAATGTTACGCACAGTGAAAAGAACTTGGGGCCACTCCAGACAGGTGGGTATGATTACAGATAATTTATCTCCCATTTTCATCCTCTTTCTCTGCTATTGGATAATAAGCTTTAGGCCAAACTTTGACCTCATCTGAAAGTCTTACACCCAGCTCGATGGGTCCCACGAAATGATTCCTTTCAGTACAAGCTTTTATAGCACTTTCCTCTTCCCGAAAAGCTCCGAGAATCTCCCATGCCACTGTAGATTCATCGATTTGTTTAACGAATTTTCCAATGATCCAAATTTGTTCACTCATTTTTCCCTCCTATAAATCCTGCTTTTAAGGTCTCAAAGAATTTTCTTCTGTAACTCTGATCTTTTGGATTTTCACCTGCCAGATCCACTCCTATGGGATTTTGCATTACGGTTTTCAGCCATCTGGCTTCATCCTCTTCCAATATTAATGTAATTTTGATTGTACTTTCAGTATGGACCTTCATTTTACACTCCTATTCCTAAATGTGAGTCCTTGTCAATTTCAAACACCGACATCCTATCAAACTCTGTTATCTTTTTCGGTGCTTTTGTTAGGTCATCATCTGTAAATCCCCCCAATGAGAAGATGATAAATTTACGCAGGTCAGATATTTCGTCTCTTCCAAGATATAGGTACTTAGGTTCCTTTTCCAGTTGTTGCCAAAAAGTCTATAGTTTTGACTTTTATGGTATTAACAATTTCAAAAGGATTGATAATCTCTAAATCTGCTCCCACTCTGTGAACCATGCTTTGTTTCCCTTTTTGGCCCAACCATGTTCAACCATCCAATGTCGTCCTATATCAACAATGGCTGGAGGGGTATTCTGTGGATGAAAACTTCCAAAACGGCATCCCATCCATTTTTTAAACCACGGCCATCTCCATTTCATTTGCTTTTCTGGATTAATTGATACACCAACATTATCGACCGCATCTATCGTAAAGTTCTTTCTGTTTAGGGAGGGATGCCCTGCAAATCCTATATGGCCTCTCTCCTCTTTTTTCACTTCGAAGTATTTTCCATTCCAGTCAAGAAATTGAGACCAGTTTTTACATGTTAGTTCGGTAGAAGGGGCTTTGGATAAACGAAGATGAATTACAGATTTATCCTCTTCCATAATGTTTACCATATTGTTAAAGTCAATTGGAATATCCAATCTCCAATCTTCTTCAAGATGGAATAAATATTCGCCTTCCCTTTTATTAGCACTATTCCATACCCATAAAAAAGCTGTTGGGAAGTGCGCTCTTGATGGGAATCGTACTCGGTGATATTCTCCAAAGCACTCACGAACGATATCTAATATCCTATCCTTTTTTTCATCCATTTCATTTGTATCACATCCAACAGGATCGACACTCATATGAAGATAAAACGTGTGATCGGATGGAACAAATAGATTGTCCAAAAATGATTTGAATGTGATCTCAAGGAGTTCGGGACGAAGGGTCGCCGTTGTTGTTACGTCTATTCTCATTTCTCATTTCCTTTTGGAGTTGTTCAAGTTCTGACTGGTCAGCAGAAACCTCCTTAATAAGCTGTTCTATCATTCCCACCACCGAAAGAAGCGAATTGAAAGTTTTCCTCAAGGCTATAATCATCTCCGGGTTTTTTCGGATCTCATCTTCCTGCATAATGTCAGGAATGGTTGCAATGTTCATGATTTCCACCTTTCTGTGGCGGCAAAATGAACTTACCAAATCAATAAAATCCTCATAGGTCACCTTATTTTTTGTTTCCATAATCTGTATACCCTTCCATGAAAAGTTGAAGATTCGGCTTTTGTGATAGCAAATGGAACTTTTAAATCCTTGAAATGATTCTTCCATCTTTCAAGGATTTTCTTGTCATTCTTTGTGTAGATTTCATCCACATAGGCAATAAGTTTTTTAAGAGGAATAGCATCGAATTCTTCTTCCATGAATTTGTCCACCACCCGTTCTTTAGAAAAATCCTTCATAGTTATTCCCTCTCAATAGTTAGATAACTTTTCTTGCCCCTTTTTTCAACAAGGAAAGTACGGTCAGCCGCTGTGTTTATATTTTTAGCATGGGAGATCATAATGTGCTGAATTTTAATCTCCTCATTAATCTTTGTTATCATTTGGGATACTTTGTGCTGGAGATCCGGAGACACGTTTCTGAATGGTTCGTCCAAAACAAGAACAGGACGATTTTTGTCCAAACACCAGAATCCTACTTGCATGGCATAGTCGGCCACATCGCAGGGACCGAATCCTGAACTGTCCTTTGGCTTTTGCAGAACTCCGAATTCTTTGAACATAAGATGAAGTTCCATTGTGTTCCTGCCAATTCTTACCTCCGCAGAAAACTCAGGCCATTGGTCAGAGACAGAGGACAATGCCATTGTGCCAAGACTGGACAGATGGACTTCGAGATTAGATACCGTTTCTTGAACTGTCTGTTGAACTATCTCTCGTGCTTCAAGTGTATGAGTGTACAGAGCTTCGACTCGTTTTTCTTTTTCTTCTAATGAAGTCAATTGTTTAGATAAGAAAGCGTGGTCGTCTGCCTCACCCTTGAAGGCTGATTGCATCTTGTAATATATGGCACGGTCGAATTCTACCATTCGTAGTCCTCCCGCAACTTGTTGAACTTCTCCTTGATCTTGGTCCCAAGGTCGGCGGCTTCCGCTTTGAGTTTTACCAGACCCTTCTCTGCCTCCTCAGTGGAATCAAATCCGAACTCATCGGAAAGTCGAGACTCGTTGGTCTTAATGGAGCCCTTCTCCTGCTCCATTTCAGTCTTGCCCCTTTCTATCTCGCTTGACAGGAGGGTGAGTTCTCTTTCAATATTGACTTCCTGAATATTATTTTGCATTTGCTTTCTCCATCCATCCGTTTATAATGCCTTGTGTTTGATCGTGGATATTATCCTTGTTTGCATTGACTTTTTCAATGAGGTTTTTCTTGAAGTTCAAACCTTTTACCTTTTCTTTGTTTCCTGATTCCCCAAGTTTTTTGACAAGAGCTTCCAGAGTCTTGTTTTTGTCCTTTTCTTCTTTGGCGGTGACAAGGTCGTAGACTTCTTCGAAAGGAGCAACGGGAATGAAATGCTGTTCTGCCTGTTTGGTTTCGGTGTCATAAATCCAGAAGCAGGGTTTGTGGTTGGCCTGATCTATATTCTTCCGCATAAGACTTCCACAGTTTATCAACCACCTCCCCCCTGCTTCGTAGTGAAACGACTGGTGATTATCTCCTGATATAATGAGATCGAATTTGGTTGTGCGGAGAAGAAAATTGGCCCTTGTGAATTCCTCTTGGCTCTCCCATAGTTTATCATTGACAATCATTCGATGAGTGAGAAGGATGTTTGTAGCATCGGGATCTTGTATCTCAGGCACATCTTGATTCCATCCAGAGGGATATACATAAATGTCTTCTCCGGGGCATATCATTGGAAAATCTTTTAGCACTTTAATAACTTGTGAGGCATTCAAAACTCCTATTGGAGTGTTCTCTATTGGGGATGTATGGTAGCGGAGATCATGTTGTCCCACAACGGTTATAACTCTTGTCAACGGGACGTTCTTGAAATACTCTATCCATTTTGTTTTCAATTTGTCGGGAGCAGTATGATGATCGAATAAATCCCCAGGACACAGAATATGATCACATCCTAATTGAATGGAGGTATCTATTATGTAAACTATTTTAGCTCTTTGGGAAGATGAATACAAATCCTTCCTGTTCTTTGGCTGTTTATCTGTTAGGTGTATATCTCCGACTATTGCAAATTTCATCAGAAATCACTCTCGCTTTTTGGTTTTTCAGATTTGGTTATTGTAGAAATGCTCGCTGTTCTTATTGTTCCAACTCGTATCATTTTTTCACAATAGATGCAGGGTAAATGAAACACATCACTTCCATAGTATTCTGTATTTGTATATACAACTGGTTTGACACAATCTTTCTTTTTTTGTAATGAGGGCATATTGTAGTTTTCATTCTTTATCCTAATTTCTCTGATCTGAACGGTTTCCCACATTCAATACACTTTTCTTGTAAATCATAGTCTTTACATACATGTGTCGGGTTTTTGTCTTTACAGTCGATCATTTCTTCTGGGAACCAGTCTAATTCATCCCTATCCAAAAGATATTCCATTGGACATCCGATGGCACTTGCTATTTTATAAAGAAGATCGGCTCCTATGTTTATGGGATGATTTTCAAGTTCCCATATATAAGATTTACTTGTTCCTACAAGTAGCGCCACGTCTGTCATTGTGAGTCCGATTTTTTTCCGAAGACTCTTTAATCGTGGACCGATAAAGATTGTATTTTCCTCTTGCATGCGTTCTGTCCTTTGTGTTTTATTAATTCGTTAATCGCTTTGCTCGTTTTTGTTGCCATTGTTTCGCAATGACCACAGTATCCAATCATATAATCTATGGTCTTCTTTTTTTTATCTATCCTCATAACAGGTAAGTGATTCCCACATATGTGGCACTTGATGTGGATGTTCATATCACTTCCTCACTTTCTAATTCGTCCAGCATTTTAAACTCATTTTCCATAGATTCAAGCTTATCTTTTAACCTGGCACTGAAAGACATTATCCGATTCTTTCTTCTCCGGATGGCTTCGAGAGGGGTCAGACAACAATCCTCTTTTAAAAATCGTCTGTTCCACCCAAAATGCCTGTTACCATGTTCGGATGAGTCCATACCATCATATATGTACATCTTAGGGGTTTCTCTCACCACAAGAGAGTACAATTTACCATTTACCACTGTATATATCATGCAATTTTTCATAATTCCTCCAATGATTATGCCTTGTAGGGTATGCCCGATGTCAATTCACCGGCAAATTACTTATAGGCGGGATAGCGTTGTCGAGAAAGCGGCCACCTTCCCCCACTTTTCCTTTTCCCTATTCTCATTCGTGGAGCTCCAGGTGCACTCCGCATACCCGACAAAGCATAATCATATCATTTTTCATCATTTACTCCAATGTTTTTTATGTGCACCGCACTTTGTACAGTAGTCAAGTTGTTTTTCAAGAACAGATTTATCTAATTCCAACTTCTCACCCGCCTCAGATATGGCTAAAACTCGTTTGTTTGACTTCTGTATAGCGTTGCATAGCCCCAAAATTACGTTGCGTTTTTGAGCTATTAGAGATCGTTTATTTACAAGTTCCAGAATATCATTGACGGGCTTCTCCGCTTCGAGTAGAAACTCCTTGTTTTTTATAGACTCTTTTAATAATCCAATTTGTGTTATAAGAAGTGAAAGAGATTGGTAACGTTTTTGTTTATCCTTTCTTTTTGCTATTAGGTCTTGCAGAGCAGCAAGTTGTGGGGATGTTCCCTCAATCCATTTGTTAATTCCATCAACGTCTTCATAGGATCCTTGTAAATTGGTTATCAATGTTTGTAGACTGGATATTTTATATTCCACCCGCAGTTTTTTTGATATAAGGACGTCAAGTTCCTCAAATTTCGTCTTTAGGGAGGGAACATGAGACAAAGCCTCCAATTTTTCTTTCGTTTCTTTTATGTCCGTTTTTACAATGTCCCTCTCATGTTTTCTCTTTGAAACATCGCTATTGGCTAATGCAAGGACCTCATTAATGATCTCCAATCCAACAGCCTTGTTCACCTTCTTACCTGCTTGACCTGGTGAATCGTCAAGGATGAAGTATCCATCCCCTTGACTTCGCAAATTACGAGCATCCATTCCTGTGATACTCTTTATCTCATCGGGAACTTTTCCACTTAATGCTTTAAGAGGATCGTTTTCTTCGTTTCCAGGAGCCCCCCATCTGTACAAGTTCTCCTTATTGTTGCGCTCTCGGCTAATCCACGAACCATCATCATAGCCTATAGCAGATATGGTGAAGTCTTTGGGATCAGCAAAATGAGATTTGAATCCGAATCCCGTAATGCTATTCAATATGGCCCATTTTATCGGGCGGAATACGGCAGACTTTCCATGATGGCTTGTACCTTTTATAACATTCACACCGTGGTGTGCTTTAAGTACAGCAGTTTGCCACGATTGGTAGAAGGTTATTTCAACTGTGTCGATCATTCCACATCTCCATTATCAACTCTTTGTCTATTGCATCAAAAAAGTCTGATAGTAATGTAACTATAAATACTTGGTCATTGTATGCAAAGGTAGAGAATTTAGGGAAATAACATTCCAAATTTGTTCTTTCTTCAATCTCTTCCAATAATTCTTCATTGAATATAATAAATTTACGGTGGCTATCCCGTTTAATGATAAGGAGTGTAAAGTCTCGTCCTGCCAGATTCTTTTCCCTTTCGGCTTTATTCCACCACTCCCAAATTACAGGAGGTTTCCGATTGTTCAATTTATCAACAAACCCAAGGATTTCAATGTCTTTTGTATAACCTCGTTTCAGTTCGAATAAGAACAGATCGAACAAAGGATAAGCATCAGGATGGGTGGGGCAAAGATCCCCGTATTGATAGGCTGTTTTAAGACCAGACTTTGCTCGTTCTGTAGCACGTCCCCCACTTGAATGAGTATGCCACATCAGGTCATTACGATCTCCATTAGACCACCAAAATGATAGATACTTGGATATTTCCCGTTCGAAATTTCCGCCTTTGATACTCTTTTTAGCCATCCGCTTTTCCTTCCTCTGCTAATTTCACAACAGGATCGGAGGGGGTGATGTCTGAAAAGGGCTTGCCACATGCACAACAAACCGTAATAGGAAATTGGATGCGAACATCCGTTGGAGCTCCCAATAACATCTTGGGAATTATTTTGATGATGAAAACATCTGCGAATCTGGTACTTGTGCAGGGAACTTTCCCCTCCGCAGTTTCGAATACCCCACCACACTGTTTGGGTTGGTAGTAGACCCCTTTTTGCATGGCAGCTTGAAGCAGGTCCTGGTTTAATTGTTGCATTTTCATTGCATCCCGTTCAGCTTGTCGTCTTTGCTGTCTCGAAAGTCCCATAATTCCTCCTATGCAAGATCAAGGAGATCCTGCCATTTCTTTAACCATGTATTTCTAAGCATAGATTCAAATCCGTAAGTTTCAAACGTGTTTATAAAATCGATAAGGTGTAAGCTGTCAGACGTTATTTTTATAGGTCTTGTTCCTTCGAATGGAAGAACAACTAACCTTTTATTTTTTTCAATCAGAGACTTAGAATGCATTATGTCCTGATATGCTTTCGTAGTTACCTTAAGCCTGTGTTTCATGTACTTAATGGCGGTCTTTTCTTTTACTTTGGGAACGTTTGGAACGTTGTCTGTTGTGCATCCTGCTATTGTTTTTACAGTAGCCCATTCATAAGGATATATTCCCCATTCTTCAGTGAATGACTCCTGTGTTATATGCTTTTGCGTTACAGGATCGTACATCCATGTATTCTTGTTGATAAGTTGGAATAAATCATTATCCCTTGATATTATAACGAATTTATGATTGGGATTATTTTGGGTAATAGAGGCGATTATGTCATCCGCCTCCATTCCCGTCTGAGAAAAGGTGTTTTTGAATCCGAGACTTTTAAGAAAAGAGGATCGAAGTGTGGAGAACTGCTGATAGATTATTTTGCTCTCCCGTTTTTCTTTTTCCGTTTGTTCAGGATATTCCCTCTTTTTGTAATCAGGATAAATGTCTTTTCGGAAGTTGACAATGCTATCCCAAGCAAAAATCATCTTGTGGGCATCTAAGTCCGATCCGATCTTGTACATCTGATGAACAAAGGAAAAGATTATCTCTGTCCTAAGATCATCGTATGTGAGATTCACATTCCTAATGGCATTTTTAGCCCGATGGCATATGAAATTGCTATCGAATATCAGGTATGTGTTATCCGTATTTTGGTTCCCACCCAAGACGCACACCTTCTTCCTTTTCTTGCCATGCCGTGCCTACAATATTAGCAAGTTCATCCGCAATCTTGTTGTCGCGGATATATTTTGCCAGGTTTGCCCCTGTTCCTTCGAAGTCAAACTCTGGGGCTTTGATGGTTTGCTTTGATTTTGTCCACCATCCTACCTGGTCTAAGAATGTTATGTTGGCTCCAATATCATCAATTCCATAGTCGTAATAGATCGGGAAGTCAATCTTACGTTCCTTTCCTGTAAGTTTGTTCTTGGAGACTTTTATTCGGGTATCAACTCCAACCGGCATCTTTAGTTTTTTCCACTCTTTTTGATAGCGGCTTATGATGGACAGCCACATTTCATGGGTGGCATAGAATTTTAAGGCACGACCTCCAGATCGGACCTTTGTTTCAAATCCGAATCCGATGTTGTCCCGAGTTTGTGAGACAATAATGACCAGGGAGTCTGTGTCGGCCAAACCTTTTGTAATAGCTCGGAGCAGTTCACTTGCCCACCGAGCTTTTTCGGTCTTATAGCCTCCCTTTCCTTTTGGTTTTTTCTTGACCTCATCATTGAACGTTCCATATTCCTTTGCCATTTTTTTGGAACGTTCAATTTCCTCATTTGATGTTAGACCATCCAAACTATCTTCGACCCACACGAAAGGCTTGCCTCTATCAATTAGGGTCATAACGTTGCCGTATAGATTCTGAATGGTGCGGGATGTCACATCAGTTCGTACTCTCTGTTCAAATTTAGGGCCAAATAAATATCCCATGTTAAAAGCAAGTGCGTTTTCCGCATCACTATAAAACAAATCATATTCATCGAACCTTGGCTGATAAACCATTTCGGCAAGGCCAGTAAGAACAAGTAATGATTTACCGGCTGAACTGTCTCCAATAGGATTGACAAGGGTGCCTTTGGCGTATCCCCCATCGGGTTTGTCAGAACACGCACAATTCAGGAGTGTGCTGCCTGTCGGGATTAAATTTTCATAATCCAAAACAGGGTTTACTGGCTCCATCGGTGTTTCGATTTCTTCGATGGGGGACATGGATGTTTCTCTAACTTGATCTACAGGAGATTTTGTTGAGAGATTCAGTTCCATTATGACGTTTTCCTCCTCGGTTGAAGTTTAGGCCTCCGCCGGGGTGTCGCATTTTTCTTTTCCTCTTTTTTGTCCTCGGCGGCGGCGTCTACTGCTGGAGCCTCAGGAGGTTGTTCTGTCAGGGGAGCAGTGGGAGCATCTTTCCCCCCGGCATTTTTGGCATCAAAGCAGGGATCGAAAATATCACATGTCCGACAGTCTTTCGACTCTCCAGTATTGACACCAAAAGCAAGACCTTTGGGGCATTTTTGTTCCTTGTCAGGAGGAGTGGGATCCTCCACTGTTTTTATGGGAACATCTTTCTCACGTCCAAAGTTTGAATCGTTTTGGACTGAAATAGGAGCAGAGGCATCGGCAACTCCCTCTGGGAACCCTTTGTCCCATTCTTCAGCGGTGGGATGCATGTTGATTGTTTCATCCAGAGGGAATGTTTGTTCAAGAATATTGTCGGGAATGGCAGGTTCAAAACGGTCCACAAACTGGAAGCCTGTATATTCATGGCTGTCCTGCTTGTTACCCTGACGGTCTACATATTGACCTGTTACTTTGGCAGTAAAAGCCACTGATTTACCGTGATCGTGATGTGACCAGGCAATGGCACCCCCTCCTCGTGGGTTCTTGGAAATCTCGTCCACGTTCTTTTCGAAAAAGAAGTGGCTGATTTCCCACCATTTCAGTCCTTTGGCCTCCTCATCTGGTGTGGTATGGTCCCATACAAAATATACACACCGACGTTTTGAATTCAATGATTTCCATTGATCTGAGGACAAGTTCTGCACTTTCATATAAGTGCAAATTGAGTCCGGTTCTTTCCAGCCTCCCGTCTTCATTTGGCAAACCAAATGTGCATCACTTATACGATGTACCCATAAGTCAACGAGGTAGGCCAATCGACCTTCAGGTTTAAACGGATGTTGTTTCCCGGCATAGAAGGGAATCACATCAATAATGTATCCGGCTCCTTCTTTTGTAGGGGTGACTTTGAACTGTTCCATCCCTTCAGGGAATGCGTTCGGAAGAAATATGGACCCGAACGAATATCCTTTATCATCTTTTGTGTCCATCTGGTGCTGATGTTGATCTATCAGCTCCTGTTCTTGGTCTTTTGCACGATCCCGAAATGATCCCAGTCCCATCTTTATCCTCCTGTTTTTTGATTTCCGTTATTACAGCGTTTGCAATGACTTTAACCACTATGTGAAGGGCCACAAGCCCTCCAAAAATTATAATTGTAATCATCCACCATTTCATTTTGGTATCCTGTTTGTTCCACTTTCAAGTTCTTTTTCGTGGAGTGATCTTCGTAAGTTTTCGGATGTTTGTCTTTCAAGAACAGGGGTTGTCCAATATTCATCATGGTAAAGCCTTTGGGCATCCGCCATATTGCCTTTCATATTACGAAACCCATCCATGGCGATTTTATAATCATCCCGGTCGGACTGTAGTTTTATCTGGTCTATCTTAGCTTTTATGTAATCGTCTTGGGTACGATAGAATGCTTCTGTCTGTGGACCGGTAGGTTCTTTTGAGAACCCATACTCCTTAAAATTAAGGCGCAGTTCAAGAATCCACTTGCTTCGGATAGTCTTTACCCGTTCTTCAGCCCTTCTCATCTTCCTACCAGTTTGCGCCCAAAGCTTTCCCCATTTGTCGGCATCCAAAGCTTGTTTTTGCAAACACAAGTGAAGATTATTAAGGTCAACTTTTATGTCTTCCTCATAATCATAATTAGGCATAGACTCCAGATTTTTATCATCGAATTTTTCTTCCATGATCCCCCTTAAAATGAAATATCATCATTCTTGGTTCCTGATTTGCAAGCTAACAAGGTAGCACTTGTGAGTCCTGCCCTACCAATATACATGAAGGAATCAAAAAATAGAGATTGTATTTTGAATAGGCGCATGGACTGTGCCATCGTTGTATCCTCATTCAACATTATCGCCTCAATATAATTGAGGATTCCCCTCCTTGTTTGCTCGGCATCTCCACTGAAGTTATTCAATGCCTTTCTTGCTCTTTCCCATTTGTGATTTCCAGAAGTTGAAGGGTCGATAAGAATCTTGACAAGATCCTCTGTTTGTCTTCCCCCTGTGCTGATCATTTGCAATGCTTCAATGGCAACTCGTGGGTCTTCGATGTCAATCACCTCGTCCAGCATCTTTAAAGCCTTACCAGGTGATCCATTTGACATGAGTGTTATTTCTTCAAGGACGGGTCTGAGTGGTTCTAATCCTTCTGCTCCACATATGTCATGCAACAGGGAGAGCAGTTCCCCACGAACAAGGGGTTTCGGTTCATATTGATGGCTTCTACGTTGGATAGCTTCTCTTAATATAGGCTTTATGATTTCCATTTCAGCCGTTGCCAATATGAAATGAACATGGGCTGGAGGTTCTTCGAGACTGGTGAGAAGGGCGTTCCATCCATCAACCGTGATCTTGTGGCAATTATGCACCATAACATTATTGGCTATATACGAATGATCCTTTTCTATTTCTAAATCATAAAATTCTATAAATCCTTTATTTCTTTCTTTATCTTTGATAACACTTTGGAAAGATTGGTCATTACTTCCTCGTTGGTAAATCTCAACACTTTCCACCCTAATTCTTTCAGTCGATCCCCTTTCTTTTTGTCTAATGATATTTGTTTTTTTGTTCTGTGACCTTTCCCGTCCACTTCTACTCCCAACATTAGTTCTATGTTCGCTATATCCAATTTGTAATTTTTTGGATAACCTTTTCTCCATTTCCCCAATCCCACAGCTACTTCCATCGGCCATCCCAAAGCAGTGGCTAAAAGTATTTGTGGTTCTGTAAAATGTCCGTTCCCTCCACGTTTTCCTTTCCAAATATGAAGTGATCCATTCAACCGCTTTACCTCTAACATTTTCTTTATGTTTTTTTTGTTTTTCATTGGGTTTTTGGTCTTCATTCGAATAGATCTTTTCAAGCGGAGACTTTTTGATTCTTCCGAATCTGAATTCCAAAATCTTTTTAAGGATGTTTTTTGCTTTTCTTTGGTTGATTGGGAATAGACTTTCTTTCTGAATTCCCCTTGGAAATTTCTCCATTTCCCAACACATTTTTGAGAGCAGAAACGATGTCCAATCGATCTTATTCCCAAAAATGTTTTCCCACAATGTTGGCATTGCATTGGATTTCGTGTTTTGCATTCCAAACAGTATAAAGCGTTCCATGATTTTGGACAAAATTCTTTTTGGCATCCTTGACAAATAATCATTGATTTTAGTATCCTTTTGTGAATTTTTGTTTAGCATTAATTCACTATCATAGCAAACCAATTCATGTTTGTCAAGAAATATAGCTTTTTTCCAACCATTGTCAGTATCAAATTCATGTTCCTTAGAACAAAACATTGAACTTCCATTAGAAAAATTCAATCTAATAACACGATCAAGAGGAACTTTGTTTATGAATTTATTTTTTACGATATCAATTCCCTGCCTATTGAAAACAGACTCTCCCACCTCTATTTTTTCAATGGGAACCAATCCCTTTTTTACAGTTGTGATAGGTGTTCCTTTTGCAAAACATTCATCGAAAAAATACGCTTTCTTCTCCCCATGAGCAGGGGCATAATGAGAGTCGGTAATGACATCACGGATTGTATCTATACCCCTTGTGTTGGCAGTGTTGTAGGCGTAGAAATCAGCATCATGGATGCTCAATGCATTTTGGATGATACGAGCTAAGGTTGTCTTCCCCGTTCCCGGACGGCCTGTGAAAAGAAAGGTTGAGGGGATTTTGTCAGGATCCCTTGCTAAAACAAGACCCAAAGATTCTACCAGGGCATCATTTCCATAAAATTCATCAAGACTCTCCGGCCTATACGTAATGTGCAAGGGCATTATTTTCTCCTTATCTTTAAGATATTATAACATAATTTGCCGAGTTCCGAACAAATTATTTTTCATAGTTGCAATGATAGGAATAAGGAGCGTTGATTACTCTTTCCATTTGTTCGATGGTGAATTCTTTGCTGAATTCATCGATGGTATTTCTAACCGCCACCAGATTCATTTTGGCTTTGAAAGCTTTGATTGCTCGTTGGACAGCAAGTTCAATCCCTGTTTTTCTGTTGTATTGTTCCATAGTCGAGGTGATTGCCATCCCGGTGGCAATTCTCCCTATGGGATCGGTGATGTAAAACATAGTATAGGGATCCTTTTCTTCAAGCCGCAATATCACAGGTGCGATTTTGCGGAAGAAATTTGCGTGGTTGGATATTTCATGAAACAATTGCTCATCCTCCCAAATAGAAGTGGGAATGTATATGTTGCTGTTCGGATCAATTAATTTTTTCATGTTTGATCTACATCGTTTTATGTATCCCGAATCTTTCATTTTTCCCTCCTTTTTTGGCGGTACATTAAAATCCATTTTTTCGCTTACGTATCTTGGGTAGGCAGGATCGATAGGATTGGGGGAAGAGGGCCATCCATCATTAGGAGTAAATTTAGTTATTCCTAAGCTTTTTTCAATTATTCCATTTCCCCACACCCCGGCAATCTTTTTGATGAGTTCTGAAGATAACATTCCTTCAGGTATAAGTCCCTGCCGTCTGGGTAAATTCAAAATAATATCTTTATTTTCTTTGGACATCGGCCCGATTGTTCTTCCTGTAAGTTCATTGCTCATATAAAAATCTTTTATTGTGTGCTTCAAAGATATTAATCATAATTTATATTCCTTTGTTTCATACCAACTTGCGTTTATAGGGGCTACCTCATGTTCTATCTCCAAAGGTACGTTGATCCACGGAAAAACTTTTCTGACCTCTACGGTCCCAAAATGATCGATAGTTTCTATCACCCGTTTTAATTCTGACGGATGTGTATTATGTATCATACAGTCATGTATTTGTCCCATCAACTTACTTTTCCATGATTCTTCTTTGGCAGTTCTAACAACCTGTATAATAGTCCACAGAAGAATATGGAATGCCGTTCCCTGTGTTTGATAGTTCGTACATTGGTTATAGGTCATATAGCCTTGGAATCTGAATCCCATATGACTATCGATGAATCCCATTGACCTGTATTCTTCGTTGATCTCGTCTTTCCATTTATTATACGTAGGAAAGCGTTCGTTCCAAAATTTGTTTTCGTACTTTTGGCAGTGGTCTACAAATGAATCAAAGCTTACAATTCGCATCCGAGTCATATGGTCTTTGACTCTGTATCCCTCCCGAATTTCAAGATCCATACAGTTTTCCCACAATGTTTTGGCGCATTCTTTATACCATGATCCATAAAACTGTGGGAATACCCAACAATTCTTACTATAAAATCGGATCATCTTTGTAACTTCGTCCAAAGCGAGAATCCAAATGTCGGATGCTGTATCTCTATGCATGTCGGTATTGGGATCTGTTACATATTTGATAAGGGCAGGGTCTTTATGGTAGCAACAACTCGTGCCGACCTCTACTCCACTGAAATCACTCTCTACAATTTGAAATCCTTCATAAGGCATGATGCCGGATCGTGTTAGTTTCTTTGCTTCTGGATCACGTTTTGGAATGTTTTGTTGATTCGGGTCATAACTTGAGGATCGAAAGCTGACCGGGATATTTAGGGCTATTGATGGGTGCATGACACCATTTATGGATGCTTCCAAGAATTGATTGGGATAGGATATAACCTTACCCCATCTCCTTAGCCTTAAAACATTCCGTGTAAATTTGATGTTGATCTTTTTTAGGACTTCCTCATCGATTGACCAGTTCCCCTTATCTGTCTCCTTTGTTGGGGTGTGTTTAAGAATGTCGAACAGGATGATTTTCAAATGAGTTGGAGATATATCTTTCTCAACCTTTAAATTTTTTCCCGTATGCTCGTAGAAAAGAATTGCTTCCTCACTTTCCTCAAGGTCTTTTTTTACCTTCTTCATCTTTTCCACAAGATCGAGAATGGTTTTTGAATAGTATTCCGTGTCAGTAGGAATTCCGTTCATTTCCACGTCTGCGAGGGCAAGCGTACCTTCATGAAACAAGTCGTATGCCTCATAAAAGCCGGGGTTTTGCTCAAATATTGGAGTTTGACGATCAGCTAACCACAATTCATAGAGAGAATCCTTTCCCCCATACTTTAGTAATGAGTCAAGAGGACAGTCCATAATTGTATTGAACGCTTCTCCTGACTTAGCTTTCAGATAGGGATTTACAATTTGATTGTATGGAAACAATCCAAAGTTTAACATGATTTGAAAGTCAAGGGAGGTGATGCCTGATCTGTTGTCAATGATATGGGAGGCCAACATTGTATCCCACTCCCATTCTTGAACTTCAACATCGAGGATCATCTTACTCCAAATATGTTCGAACTTGATATTTTGAGCTATCTTGGAAATATTTTTGGCTTCAAGGATTTGACACCACAGGTCTTTAATTTGGTTTTGCTCATCCTGTGTGAAATGTCCTGCGTATTGATATGGAAATGACCATGCTGTTTTTTCGCCATTCGTTCCAGTGCAAGCAACACTTATGGTTGCTATTTTATGTCCTGGAATGTATGGTTTTATTCCAGTAGTCTCATAATCGAAAACAATCTCCGATTTATACCATAAAATATGATTAAGGATATCTATGACTTCATCGAATTTGTATAGGATACGAATGTCTTCCTCTGGCAGTTCTGGAATCTTATCTCCCTTTCTTACAAAGTCAAGGGCATAGTCCAGATCCCTTTCGAAAACTGACAGAAGGTTTTTGTTATTTTCATCACGAGAAGGATAAGAAGGATGAAACAAGGGCATTACCCATGCATTAAAACGTTTGTCGGGAATACGAAACCCTCTCCATTTTGTGATATTAAGATGCTTCCCTTCCATTTCTTCTGCATACAGGGATTTTAAAGCTACACCTCCAAACACAAATATATATTCCGGTTTTAGCTTTTCTATTGTGTCAAACACTTTGGGACGGCAACAGGCTATTTCGTTATCGGTAGGAGTTCGATTCTTTTTCGTACCTGGAGTTTTGCCTTCCTCCCAAGGCCAGCAACTAATTGCATTGACTTTCCAGAAATCTTTGTCCAGATTGTAACCCCTCATCCTGAGCTTCTTTCTGAACCATTGTCCTATCTCTCCTTTCAACTGTTCTCCGAGTTCGTCTTCCGTTCCACCACTTGCTTCGAGAAGGATTAAAGTCTTTAGTTTTCCTTCACCTGTTACTTCCATTTTTGGGGAGAAGCATGTTCTATACAGACCACATTCAAGGCACTTCGGCCCGTCACTTGTAGCCCGAAAGTCAACACGGGTCTGGTCTTGCATTTCTTCAAGATCAAAGAATCCGGATTGTTTCATATTGTTTTCCTTGCATTGAATCCAAATCCAAAATGTTTTCTCGTATTTGTTTTAATCACTTTTATTCCCATATATGAATATGGGGGAATTGGTAGTTGAGGATACCCGCCTTGGGCTTTTAGTCGCTTAAGCCATGGAACGAAAATATTGTATTCGACTTCTCCTAAGTATATAATTTCCGGAGTTCCATTAACTTTCATAGCTTCCGCTATTTTTTCAACAAATGCCAATTCCTTATTGGTTTGTTTCATATCTCACCTGTGTCTACAAACTTTTGGAGGATCGGAATCAGTTCTTTTACTTGATCTCTGGATAAATGCATACGTGTAGTCAAAAGAACGTCTTTTGGGATTGTGTATTTTGCCCATCCCGTCCCATTTGGTATGATTTTTGATGCCATAATTTGAGGATTGGCATCATCGATTCCAAACCATATTGCATCTTCAGTGGCAAGACTGCTTTTTTGAAGGGAATAGTTATTCTCATACAAGTCCACCATTTCGTAAAGAGCAAATCCTCTTTCCGTGTATTTCTTTTTCATACTATACACTCCCTTTGTGACCATAGAAAAGGCTTGGTGTCTTTTGATAAATATAATGGATGATGGGGATGTCCATTTTTTGTTTCAGCCAAACAATATATATCAAGATTAAGAAGGTCTAATACTTGTTCATCCCGATCCATATGCTCTCCATTTGTTCCCCATGCTGCTATTACAAGATCGGAAGTCATGCATACACTTTGCAAGATGATATCATTATCTGGACCTATTGGATCAGGTTCTTTCATCATGCCTTCAGGTTTAGTGGACCTAAATGCAAACAGATTTACCATAGCGATTTCGTTGTACCCCCATGCTTTAGCAAATCCAATACAGACACTAATGGTATTATCGTCAATATTTTCATCGGCTTTACTTGGATTTAATCCAATAAAGGTCACTCTTTTTGTAGGAAAGAGACTTTCCCACCGGCGGTGAAGAACGTACCTATACTTCCTATCTGGAGAGAAGCTTGCAGATTTATGCATCCTCCACCTTCAGTCCTGGAAGTTTGTACATGTCAATACCGTGAGGAAGAACGAGGATTTTACAATCCTCTGGCAGAACACCTTTCCATTGATCTGTTATCATGGTCCTTTGTTCGTCTTCCATTTCGATAAAATGGTTATATAAATCGTGGTCTTTGAATTTTACAACAACCACATCCCCCGGCTTCGCCATCAAACGTTTTACTTGAATGACCACGTCCTCAATCGCTTTTTGTTTGTCCATCAGCAATTTCCTTTAATTTAAATAGGTATGCGTAATCATCTCCCATTTTACGTGTCATAATTTTTGCACATTCGGAACATAAAGACATAGCTCCTATTCCTAATCCCTTATGCATTTCTTTTTTTTCGACAGCGAAATACACAGGGGAATTTTCACAACGTTTCATAGGACGAGGACCGAGAGTCATAAATGATCCCATACGTTGTTCGGCTTGACATTGTTCTGGATCAATAGGTTCAACTTCTTGGATATTTAAGTCTTCCATTTTACCCTACCATTGCCATAAGTATGTGTTTGAAATTGTCGGATTGAAACAGAACACGTTTTCGATCAGGAGAAATAATAACCTCCACGGCTTTTTCGAGTACTTGAGAAAGGAATTCGGCATTCATTCCGACTTCAATTGCCTCCCCTTTATAATCGATATCCAATTCTTTCTCGATCCACTCCCTTCTTTCATTTGTTGTGTACGAACAAATAAGTTTTCCCTCTGCCAATTTTATAATCACTCCCTTTGGATCATCTTCTCTCTTTATGATCGTAACGGTTTTGATCGCCTCCTTCAATTCTTTCCCCGGCAGAAGAAGTTTGTCTCCTTCAAACGATTTGAAGAATGGAGAATAGTCAGGGAACTGACCGACTATTTTCCGTGTACTGAAGTTCAATCCGTCCTCTGTTCTAAAATGAATCCACGATTTGGATTGTGACACTTCGGTCACATAGTAGTTTGATATGTCCGGAGCAACAATGGCTTTGAGGAAGAAAGACTCCGTAATCTCTTTTGTCATCCTGAATTGGCTTACTCTCGTTCGATCCCCGGCATAAAGCATGTTGCCGATAGCATAAACACAGGTGGCGGTACCAAGTGACGCGTCCGAAGATGCCGAGAATGAACTGAGAAAAGCTCCTTCAACAAAGTCCTCTGGCAGAGGATGCCATTCTCCTTCGGCGGCCTGGTCTTTTATGGTCTGGATGCTTTCTGCGAGTTCATCTTCCTGCATCGTTCTGATTCCGGCTTTGATCGCTTTTCCTTCGATCTTGATACTTTTGCCGTCTTGTTTGACTTCGATAGTAGGAGAAGACATGTTCGACACCAGTCCGAAAAACTTATCGGCGGATATGCTGAAACCGAAATCAGTTTCGTATGGAAATGAAACCAGAACTTTGTCATTGAAAGTGACAACATCCTTTCCTGTGAACATAAAGTGGGACATCTGTTCGACCACTTTGGTTTTGGCAAGCCCGGGTTTAAGGGCTGTTAGTATGTCCTTTAGCTCCTGCCGTATTAGTAGCATTCTCCGCCTCCTTCTCTTTAAATACATTTCTGTATTCACTTTTGTGGTAATAAGAAACCATTCGTAACCATTCTATATTATGCTCATTATAAAGAGCATTTATTTCATTGTTGCGGACCCCTACCCCTGCACTGTACAACTTCATAGTGTCAGTACCACCAGATTTTATCATTGATACAGGTTTGGGAGGGGGAGCGAATAAATCATATGATTGAGGGATTGTAAAGGAAAAGGGCCACGGATCAAGATTTATCATAACCGCTATAAAATATCTTGAATTGAGTTTGTCCCTCAAATAGAAGTTATTACACAGTCCTTCCTTGACTTTCGTTTCCTCATCATCTTCCCATGTCGATTCGCCTATTTCAAATCCGCATGACTCGAAATAAGCCGTTACTCTTTCCCGTTCCATGGGGGATAATGTTTCATAGTGTCCAAAGTCTTCTTTTTTATGGGGGGAGCGTGATGATATTTCGATTCTAACAGGAGCTTTTTTGTAATCGAACCTTCCATCTACGCATCTGGGAGTTAAAATGATGCCCATCCTACTTGTTGTCAACCATGTTGAACTGTCAACCGACCACCATGGATAACGCATAATTAATTCCGTGGTTGTGAATCCCATGCCGTGGAACTTGGCAATGGGCATTCCATCATCATCTGTGAGAAAGTCTGACCAAATCATATCAAGGTTTTTAATTCTTACGGATGTTGAAAGCTCAGTCAAAGCTCCAATACCTACATAATCCGAATCGGCAAGATACTTGGCAAGGTACTTGATAGGAGAAGCCGCATGATATACAGGCATGGGATCAAGTCCTGCTTCCTTCATGATCCTGAAGTTTTGCCAACTGGCTTCTCCATCTCCTATAACATCTAAGCTAACGTAATCGTCCAACAGATGTTTATGGTCGTGAAGGAATTGAATATAAACATCAAGGTCAAGGGTCTCACCTTTCCGCCATGCAGAATAAGCCCCGGAATCAAGCATAACCTTCATAGTTACCTCTTATCTTGTAATTCATTATGGAGATTAATTCCGGGGTTTGGGCAGTCCCCATTGTTTCTAATGTCAGCCCATGACCATGGTTCCTCTCCGGTCACATGAAGAAGAAATCTTATCTCCCCTTCTGGTAATTCAAGATGGTTTGTGTCTCTAAGAATCTTTTGGACCTTGTCTGAAATATCTCTTTTTTGTGCTACAGAAAACATGTTGCCCCCTCATGTTGTTCATATTAGCATATTATAGCGATTACCGGCCATATAAGACAGTAAATAACGACTCGAAACAAAAACGCATAGTAAGGCATGCCCTAAAATTCGAACGTCTTAAAACGCACTACAGAAGCTTTTTTCCATGCTCACATAAAGTTGGAATGTTTTTACTTATATCAAGTAAGGATGTTGATGTCTGATCGAAAGCTTTAAAAAGAACAGGAGAAATCTTTGAATCAGGATCTATCATTCGTATCCCCAAATACATCCGAAGGAGTCTTAACGCTTCCTGATCAATTGAATTGATTACATTCTCCATTTGCTCGTAAACATTCTCGTCGGTTATTTCTTCTGTCATTATTCCTCCAATTTTTGTTCGGCCATAATCCTGCAAGCGCAGATTAATACCATTGCAATAATGACATCCTCATGAACTATTTTTCGTCCTTTTTCAATATCGCAAACCTCACTGGGCTTTAGGCCAACAGCCCCTCCTAATTTACGAAAGGTAATCCTTGCTTTTGTTCTTGCAGCTTTTAGGACTGCCTTAGGATCGTTTTCTTCTCCAGGAGACAATTCATCTCCAATATCGTCAATTATTATTTCAAGTTGGTCTGTCATTATTCCTCCTATAATTTATACCCGTGTTTCATCAAGGCCCGAAAAGTTTCCATCCGGCGTTGTTCGTCATACCCTCCCGCTAACATCTTTTCCAGATAAACAGGAATCTTATCGTATTCAAGGATCGGGTTTTCATACTCCTCAACGATGTCATTGTTAGTCAATGCTACCCACCGTCTGAAACAGGCAGTACACTGTCCGCAAGGCTTTTCAGTTTCAGCATAACAGCTACGGGTAGACAGGAGTTTTTCGTAACGAGGATCGTGAACGTTGTCACAGTACCATTTTACCATGTTTGTTTTGGTCATTTCAGTGAATGGAGAATATACCTTAAAATCGAACATAAAACTCATTTGGGTCATGAATCTGTGTGTCCTGTCGGGAATGTCCATCTCCCCTTTTTGGACAACGAGAACAACAACAGGAGCAGTATCTTTAACAGCATGTTTTGCTGCAATGAGGACAAGAAAGGCGTTCCTGTATGGGATGTTTGCGTCCGGCTCTTCCCAATCGCCGAGAAACAAACGATCCTCAATTATCGTATCGGGAACAAGACGTATCACCTGATCGTGTTCAAATTTGGCATACCGATGCCCTATATCCACGTAAATGGTCTGAGGCTTTTCAAGGTAGTGCCATGCAATGTAGCTGTCCAGTCCTCCACTGAATAAAAGTATCATGATTCCCCCTTGGGTATAAATATGTAATTTTCAGGAACAAACAAAAACGGATGATCATTAGGATGTTCTCGGCATAGTATCACCGCATAGAATTCGCAAGGACCATCAACAAGTCCAGGACGCTTGCCTTCCTTTAACATCTGACAGGCCTCCTCAAATATTTTCCACAATTCTTCTTTTTTGGTATGATAATGACCTTCTGAATAGTACTTTCCAGACTGTTTGAAATAGGTTATTGAAACTTTCATAATTATTCCTCTATAAAATCCACAAGTCTTTTTTCACTTCCGTCAGGGAATTTCACCCACAGAAACTTTAAAAAACTATAGTAGGCATCCACATTCCCACCACAATCAAAGTATTCATTAGGATATTCCCAAATGTCTCTACAAACATCTTTAACCTGATCCATTGAAACTATCTTTTCAAATGTGATCTCCGATCCAAATATCTGACATTCATTCTGCTTTTTAATTGGTCGGATTTCAAAGAGTAAACCACCATAGTAATCGGCTATCTCCGAGATACCTGCGTCTTCACCTGCGGGACTTCCATCCAATATATGATAGTTTAAAATTTGGTTGCTCATACCTCCTCCATCCTGCATGAGTCATTATCAATATAAAGATCGGCTCGAAACTTTCCCATAATTAGGTAATGAAACATGACTTCGTGTTCCATAAGCCATTCTAAGGTCGATTTATATCCCTCCCAAGGACGGGCGGTATAAATGACAACATTATTGTATTTGGCAAGGTTGTTAACCTTGTCTATATTCTCTTTGATTGGAATCATTTTTGGATAGTATAAATGAAAGTCCATCCATTCTATTATTCCTTCTGGAGCTGTGCATAGGGTTTCGTCCAGATCAACAGCTATGCTTTTTCCTTTTATTTCATCCACTGTTTAATTCCTTCACGAATGATAATAGCTTTTCCTTTGCACTGTCGGGTAATTCAAGACGGGAGATAATATTGCTGACTGAAGCAGTTTTAACCTTCTCTGCCATCTTGGGACGTTCCCTCAGTATTCCTCCAACATCTGCAAACTTTCGTTTGTCCTCAACTCCGGCTCTATCTGCGGCAATCATGGACAGTTTGGTACTACCACAATATGTGCAAAGGATATGATGTGAGTAAAATGTTACAGGATTGTCACAACTGATTGTATGTTCAAATGGAAATATCATTGCATCCCCAAGCACCCATGCCTCTGTCTTGGTAATGTTTCGCATGACCGGCAGGAATTTGATATACTCCCCTGTAATCGTCCCGTACTTTCGCATCATATCTATGGCCTCCGCGAATTGAAAGGAGTTGTCAGGGTAGCCTCCCGTCTCCTCTGACAACTGCGCCCAACCAGCGGCAATATATACCTCATTTACATTTTGGGATATAAGGTACGTCTCCGCACAGGCCAATAGATACGATGTGAAAATGGCATTCCTGGCTGGAACCCATGCAATTGTGGACTTGATATTATCTCCTCCGCTGTCAATCTTTATGTCTGAATCTGTAAGCATTCCATTCCCTGAGAAATGCATGAACTGGTCTGTCAAATCAAATTCAAACATCTGGATGCGGAGTGCTCCACTCAGAGTTTGTGCTGCCCACCTTTCTGCTGATTCTGCTTTTTGTCCGTATCTGAAGTGTATCATAACAGGTTCATATCCAGAATGCTTCAATATGTAAGCTGTTAATCCACTATCGATGCCTCCAGAAGCAGAAACGAACACCCGTTTTTTCTTGGCGGGTTGAGGATTTTTGAATGTGGGATGAATGAAATTGGGGGAGTAGGTTTGCTTGTGCTGCATTCCACTGTCTAAATCGGTTTCGATGATGGTGTATCCTTCAACGTAATGATGATACCAGTTCTCCCATACGTTCATCCCGTCTTTGCGGCATCCGGTCATGCTATACAGGGCTTCTTCCAATGCATCATTGTCCGAATGCATGAAGTATCCAACACCTTTTACATACATATGAGCAAGAGGATTGAAAGATGTTACCGCATACATCTTATTTTTGTTTCGATCTATCATGACAAAGGCAAACGAACCACTTAGATATTCCATGGTTCGTTTCATGTCCCTACCCTGCTGTTCGTATGCAGCAAGGATAATCTCGGAGTCGATTTCAGTAGCATAATTAAAAGATAATATACGAACGGATTCTGTCACTCCTCCATTATGAATAAGGAATTTGCCGTCACTAAAGATGGGTTGTAGCATACTCTTATTCGTAGATTTTTCAGTTTCGGGAGTAGCTCTGCTACAGAACAAAAGGACATCCCCAACGTTCATGTATTCTTTTATCCATAATATAATTTCTTCCACTTCTATCTTTTTTGGATTTAAGATCCAATGGGAGGAAGGAATCCCATCTCCATCACATACTATGCAAGCCCCAAATCCATCTTGTCCTCTCTTACCTGCCTCTAAAATAAGAGTTTCAAGGGTTTTAAAATTTGGGATTGATTCCCTTGCCCAGAACGCAAATATTCCACACATAATTCACCCCTCCAACAATCTTTTAAAATTAGTACACGATATAGGATCTGGGATTCCTTTAAGAATTAAATCTGGAAGTGTGGGGTGATCGTCTGTGCCAATAATTTCATACACCTTATTCTTTTCAAGGCATGACATTAAAGGTAAAAATCCGCATTGCTGAACGAAATCCCCTTTCTTCATCAAATTATATTCATTACTCATTTTATTATCCTCTCTGACCATTTTTGTTTAGGAATATGTTTTCCGGCATGTGACGAAAAGATTTTCTTTCCAAACTTTGGTTCTCTTTTCTTCCAATAATCATACATCCATGGATATGACCATCCGCATCTTGGGCATTGCATGGCATCGTCAAACACACTAAGCCTCCACTTCTCCCATTTGTCAGGCAAATCGAATATCGACATTTGGGAAGTGAGTTCTCCCTTTCTGTATCCACAAACACGCAGAGAACCATCCGCGTCGATGGTAGGACCTCCATATGGATTGCCTAAACAATGCCAATTCATACTAATAAGGTGTGAATAGTCTCCAAAAAACATTTCCCGATTTTGAATGAGATTATTCCTTGAGCTTATGGCTTTGTGGATTTCATATTTGAGTGCGGGGTGATCGGATTCTCTAAAAAGCAGATCTTCAATTTTGTATCCTTCAGGAAAAAAGTCAAATCCTCCGCCTTTGTTCCAATGAATGAAATTTATTCCCACATTGATACCGAGTTTAGATAGTTCCTTCACCGTATCCGAAACAAATTCATAATTTCCTTTATGAACTGTTATTGTGCCTTGGCAGTCTATGTGTGGATAGTTCTTTCTGGTAAACATTAAAGCTTTCCATCCATTATAAGACTTCTGCTCGTCATGGGACATCATATCCCATTTCAAATACTTCAAGTGTGAAATGGGCCAATCAATTCCGCATGACAGGTTATCTAACCCTGCATTGAAATTATTATAATACCATTTTTCAAATAGTTCAGGGGGAGCTGAGGTATATAAGGCATAGGGCACCTTATTCGCCTTGATGATATATCTTAAATCGTTTCCCAATAACCATGTTTCATTTCCAAGGATCAGATTGAAGTCAACACCCATTTTATGTAGGATATCAAAAACCTCTATCCATTGTTTTGCATTGAGTTCTGGATTTTCTAAGTTGGAATCTCGGAGTCGGCAGTAGTCACATTTCCTTGGGCATCGTCTTGTCAGGTAAGTTAATGAATTCATGCCGTTAATCCCCCATCAACAACGATGTTTGCCCCTGTCAGAGAAGGTGAAGTAAGGATATAAAAAACTATGTTGGCGATTTCTTTGGGTTGAATCTCCCTTTTGAGGGGAACCAATTCTCTTAGATGTTTGGGAAGTCTTCCAGGAACAAGGTTTGTGTTTGTAAATCCGGGGCTGATGCAGTTCACTCTGATTCTTTTTGGAGCGTAAAGTTTGGCGAAGGATTTTGTCATGTGGATCATGGCGGCTTTTGCAGCTCCATACATGGGCTCCTCCGGGCTTGCTTCTATTCCAGAAGTTGAAGCAATGTTAATAATATTTCCCCCGTTTTTTATTCGGAGATTTTTGGCGATCATGAAAGGGGAAAGAAAGTTCAGCTTTAGAAGCTCCAGCTCAATAAAATTTTCATTGAATCGCAAAGCTCCGGCATTGTTCACCAGAAGATCAACCTTTCTTCTTCCTATCCTTTTATGGATACGTCTGACAGCAGTGTAATAATTCCTGCGTTTGGAAAGGTCAACATCGGACTTTGAAATACCGACTATTGACCACATACCCATTGGAGAGAATACTCCCTCTTTTTTTAATAGGTCGGCTATTGCCTTCCCAATACCAGAAGAATGACCTGTTATAACGGCAATGTTTTCCCTGAGCATTTTTTATCCCCTTTGTGATAATTCGATAAGCTGTAATGCTTCCATTTTTACCTCTTGCTCATAGAATATCCCATTTATGGCGGAGGTTGTCATTCCGGATCTATTACTTTGTCTTACTCCACGGCATTGCATGCAACCATGGGAAGCTCTCATTACAATCATAGCTCCTTGGGGTTTTAATTCTTTAACAAAAGCATTTAATACTTCCCTACCGAGATTTTCTTGTATCTGAGGACGTCTTGCATAATGGTGAATTAGTCTGGCACATTTTGAGGCACCGATCAGTTTATCTTGTGGGATGTATAATACCCAAGCAAGACCAATGAAAGGTAAGAAGTGATGGGAACATGTGGAAGTAAAGTCGATGTTATCCAACATTACTATTTGATTGTCTTTTGAAGAATTGGGAAATGATTTGAATCCATCAAACTTTTTCCCAACCCTTGAAAAGAGTTCTTTACAATACATTTTAGAAACTCTTTTCGGAGTATCTTTGAGATTAGGGTCGTTGATATCGAGTCCCAAACCCTTTGTGATTATCTCCGAAAAGAGTTTTTCAATGAGATCCTTGTCCATTGTCAATCTACTTCTTGTCCGATGTCGGGGGATTCACCGCAGTGATGATGGCGGTGGCCGCTTCCTTTTCCCCTTGCTCATTGAAGACCCATCCCCACTTCTTTTTGCAGTAGCCGATGTGTCCTTTGAGTTGGGCCAGGTTCCATTCCTTTACCTGGAGGCCTTTTTCCTTGGTGAAGGCATTGGCCCCGGCAACGATGTCCACCAGTTTGTTCCCTTCGACCAACATGGCGTTGACTTTTTGGGTGGTGGTTTTGGGATCGGCCACGGTCTTTTTCAATTCGTCCAGGGACTTGCCGAGAGAAGATCCGATTTTCAATCCCTTTGGCCGTCCCTGCCCACCCGATTTTTTGGCATTGGGATCGGGGGCCGGGTCCTTGGCCTCGTCCGACAGATTGTCATTGTAGAACTGAATGCAGATTTCCGGAATTTCTGCTTCCGCTTCGTGCATTTTGACCAGGTTGGCCTCAAAGGTCTCGATCATGACCGTTTTGGCGACGCCGACAGTCCGCATGGGTGGCTCAATTTTACATCCATCATTCAATGCCACAATAGCAGCCTTCAATTCTCCAAAAACAATGTTTGGTGCGGTTTTAGCCATTTGCGTTCCTCCTTTTCGTTGTGCGTTAATTTGTGGGACTGTACCCTGTCTAAACGTTCAATAGTACTATAGCATACTTTTGGGTTAGCCGCCCAGGAAAAATGAAAATTTTTTCACATTTTTTCGAAACTTGCATTTTTCCTCAAGAACGATCTATTTGACTTCTTTCAGATCGATAAGTTTATGGAGCTGTGTGTTAATAACCACCTCGTGGAGATTGTGTTTATTCAGCTCTTTTAGGATGTCAGGAACGCTGATATCCGCAAATCCCGTATTTACCGGAGATATTGCCATCCTCGCCGCAAGTCCCATCCCATTAAACATTTTTATTTTATTGATGGCAAAATCAAGGTCATTATTCCCATCTACTACAAATTTAACGAAATCCTTATAGTTTAGTTTCCTGACGAAATTTAACCTGCCTATTACATAATGAGCCATTCCAGAACTTGGACATTTATAATCTACCACCCAATTGGCAGCTAATGTGGGAGGAATCCATGTTCCATTTGTTTCAATTGTGACCACAATATTTTGTCCCGCAAGTTTTGAAACAAGATGTGCGACCTCATCGATTTGAAGGAGAGGCTCACCTCCTGTTATAGTCACTTTGGCCGTTCCAAGTTGCATGATTTGATCAAAGACCTTTTTTACAGGGGTTTCGGTTCCTGAATCAGGAGATTGTGCGTACTTGGTGTCGCAGTTATGCACCCACATATAATCTACAAGATAAGAATTATATGGAAAGCATGATATGTTCCACACTTTTAGTGGTTTTGGGCGGGTTGAAGGCGGATAATCATTTCTATCTATATGTTTTATTTCTTCTACTTTATACCCGTTTAATGCTGTCAGTCTGTTTCTACTTTTGACGGAAAGGTTCTTTCCGTCTTTTCTTTCTCCCCTCCAAAAACTATATCCTCTTTTATGAATCTTGTTATGACAAGGATAACAAGAAATAAGGAGGTTCTCCCAATCATCATTTTTCTTATCTGCGTCTTTATGATGGACACAACATTTTATATTGGTCTTCCCACACTCTTTACATGTATTTATTATTCCTTTCTTGCACAGATTTTTTAGGTAATTATAATTTGTATTTATTCCCCCTCTCCAATTCGGATTTTTATCACCCATCATTTTAAGAGATAATTTCTTTTTTGTTTCCTTATACTTCCTCTCAGATAAAGTACTAAAGGGATGTAAATAAATGCCTTGTTCCTGTTTTTTCTTAATGCTTGATGATATTTTTATACCTATTTTTTTATAATCTTTTCCCTTCCCTGATTTCCGTGCCACTCTGGGATCTTTCATTGGGTTTCTTTCGCCCATTTTTGAGAATGATGCTTTTTGATTTGGGGATGAATGAAGGATCATATCTCCTATTTTTAAATTTTTGGTTTTAATCATTCCCTTAGTTGTGAAAAACGGATGCTCCTCCGTCACAAAGTAGGACACACCATTTATTTTCAACCTAAACCAAGAATTGACCTCTCTCGTAATTACCTCTTTTACTTCTGTTTCAACAAGGTTTTTGTTTTCATCAAAAGTCATTAACCAATCCCCAACTTTCATATCCATCAATTTTTTATTGGGAACTCTTGACGTTATTATTCTTGGAATTTTTCTTCCATTTATAATTCCAAAACAATAGGCGCATTTGATGTTACATCCCGCAAGTCTTACAAATACAGTTTGCGTTCCTTGTCCATACCAATTAACTTCCCCATCTATCGATTTGAAAATGCTGAAAACGTTCATTCCTGGTCCTCCTTAAAAATATTGATCTTCTCTTCTCCACTCGGCGTAACAGGTTTCGGTTTCCCACAGACGAACACGGGAGACACTTCTGAAACTTGAAAAGGGCTTTGTTCCTCCTTCTTTCGGTTCTTCCAGTTTTTCCCGAAGGATTGAAACTATATACAAAATCATATGCTCGGCGGTGGGGTTACCGAAGGTGTCATTTAACAGTTCGTGATCAAATTTTTCCACCACAGGTCGCACTATTTCTTTCAGGTCAGCAAAATCCATCACCATACCAGAAACAGTAGAAATCGTACCTTTTATTTCGACTTCCAGTTTATAACTATGCCCATGGAGGTTTTGGCATTTCCCCACATGTAAAGGCAGCCGGTGGGCAGCTTCAAATGTAAACCTCTTACATATTCTTATCAGCATTTTTTACCTCCTTTAGTGAGGACAACATAATGATTATCCCCTGTATGATTCGTTCTCCTTCGTCTGTTTCTCCAGGAACGATGGATGTAATTATCCATATCAAAAATATACAGACCAACAATCGCAATCTATCCCAGACTCGTTTCCAACCAACAAGAACGCCTGTCCATTTGATCTCAGAAGTTTGGTGTGTCATTAAGTTTTTCATTAAACTCCCTCCATTGTGTGTCTTTGATATGCATTATTGGGAATAAGGGGATTTTATTTCCCTCAAAAGAAAGATCCTCTGGTGATCTATATAAATTGCATTCATAGTTTTTTTGAGGAAAGACCAAAGCCAAGAATAACGTCTGTTGGATCAGTTAAAAATCTGTTGCAGGTTGTGGACGGTAAATCTGAACATCCTAACCAACTATTGGCATGTGCCTTTTGGATAATACCTCCACTCACCCACATTTGAAATACTATAGAGAAGGGGACACATATAGCCGCTGATGTTCTCTTTGAAAGTTCTTTGAACAATTCAGGTTCCGTTCCAATGAATTTGTGAATCCCAACTAATGAATGCCTCCAGAATACCCAATAAAGCTTATGAGCAGGACGTTCTATCAACCATTGTTTGTGTTTTGTTACCTGGAAATTATACAAGTTACAATGATTTCCATTACATACAGATTTGCTTTCATATCCTTCCTTTTTTCTCTTACTATACACATCCATTTTAACGCCTGTTACTTTGGATATCGTTCCACTTCTCTCTCGTGCATAGGGAATGATATGATTGGAATTTTTTATTGGGAATAGCCTTGTATGGATCAATCCTCCGAATATTCCCGCTGTAAGACATTCGAAGAACAATCCCATTTTTACATGTGCGGTTTTAGGTTTAAATCTTTTGTGAGGCATTCCTGGAATTAAGCATTGCTTCATTCTTCCCCGGGTCGATCCAATAACCGTGATATTTTTCTTCCAAGATTTGTAGGTTTTAGTTCCTATTAGCATTTGTGGAAATGGGGAGGGCATTCTATCTCCATTCGCTGTCAACGACCATCTGTCCAGCGTCCAGATTTTGCAGTACCATACATGTCTCGTCTCCACAATCTCTATGACGATGGAGGAGTGTACTGATCCGTATAACATTGGCTCTTTTCTCTGCTTCGGTTTGACTCATGGCAAGCATAGCGTCCACATGCCCAAGCTTACCTACCCATTTTGCCGTGTGAGATTGTCTGACTTGCACGGCGTCCAAAGCATCTTTGTTTACCTGTGTGGGAGTAACCACCAAAGATTTCTTCTCTGCTGCTAATTGGGAGAGGGCTATCCATGTTCTGTCTTCTTTTTCTACACCTATAAGCCCTGCTTGTTCTGGTTTTAGGATGTCGGCATAGTCGATTACTATGATATCCGGGAGAAACCCTTCGGTTTTCTCAAGGAGATATAAATCCTGTTTAATGTCAGATATATTTGCTGTAAAACGGGGGTAGGGCATAAATCGAAAGTTATCCCCATACATTTCTTCGATAGACATTACTTGCTTTGTGACCAAAGAGCTTTCCATTTTGGGACGGTCTAACATTTCATACCATACGTCCTTTTTGAATTGCTCTCGCCAATCCTTTTCGGGATGATTTCGACAGAACGTACAAGGTTTGTATCTATTTTCAAGATCGAAATCAGGTTTACGTCCTTCGTCGTCAAACAGCTTGATATGGTTTTCTCTTTGATGCATTGTGCAAGTATCATCTTGGTTTAACAAGCAATCGAAAAGTGGGTATCTTAACTCCCCTCCTTTATCCCATGTGCCTGTCAATCGTTTGTAAAGACGTTCCTCTGTAGATTCTTCGCTCATTTCCAAAGAGAAAAAAGCAACTTTTAAGTGATTTAAAAATCCAAGGATGGCGAATTCTTGAGCAAACCAAGTTTTACCCCGTTTGAAGGGAGCAGATATTCCAATAAGCCACCCTCTTTTGTAATCGCCCAAGAACTCTCCTAATGCTCCAGGGAATTGAAAGAACACCTCATCGGGAAATTGAAAGAACTTGGAAATAGATCGCTCGGAAAAAGGATTTACCCATTGTGACGTGGTTTTGGAGACTTTGTTGAATCCAAGCACCCTGTCTTCAGCTTCTTTAACTTTATCCGTGCTTAACAAATACCTTAGTTCGGCGTTTAGTAAAGACAGGGATTGCTTTTTGAAGTACATTGTGGTATCATCATACAAAAGAGGAATGTTGATTCCCTGCTCATTTTCGAATTTCTTGGAGGCATCTGTAAGTATCCGGCTGATCAGTGTTAGCTGATCGGGTTCAATATTATCCCTGTTAGCCAAAAATATATCCTGTATACTCTCCATTGGAGCTTTTTCGTAGGTCTCAAAATGTTCCATACACCACTTCGCAATTGTCTCGTGGTATTCGTTTTGGAAGTACTCAAGACGAAACATGTCCTTTATTTTGATGATGTAATCTGTGGAGACTATCAGCCCAATTACAATCCGCTTCTCAAGTGTAGTTTCAACTGTCTCTCGTGTGAATCCCAATTAGCTCTCCTATATTGAATTCCCCTGTGTAAAAAGTCCTGCTTTGTTAATTGCTTCGGGAACACGTTCAAACACCCAGTCCCCGGCCATCCAATGTATGTTTATCTTACTCCTGTTGCCATAAGCGGCTTCCAATGCTGCATCAAATAGGACATCAGCCATTACTCCGGGACGACTTGTGATGCCTGGTAACATTCTGCCGTTGTTTAATCGGAATATATTCATTAGGAGGAAGGATGATTTGCGGAATACGTTTTCCTCTCGTACTGAGAAGTCACGTTTAATTCCTCCTTGGCATTCTTTGATATATTTCTTTTTGATGGAATTGGTAAGAGCGGGACATCGATCATCGATCAGTGGTATAAGGAGTTCGGGGCGATTCTCGTGGAAGTGTAAAAACCAGCTTTTTTTCACTGCGTATTTGTTGTATAGGAAGGTGGGTAAGGACAGACCAGAAAGGAGTTTCTTGTTCTTTGGTTTATAAAGGGGACTTAATGAAGAATTTAATCTGTCCACGGATGTCATAAAATCTTCGGGGGTGAATTTGGTGTCGGTATATTTGGGATCAATTCCCTCCAGCCCCCTGTAGAACCCTTTTCTGAATAGCTTTTGCAAACCAGACACGCATTTTTCATGGGTAAGGGTTCCCTTTCGATGTGTAGTACCCCCGAATTTGTTCCAGTAAAGAAATGCCTCTTCCACCTCGTTTTTGATAAAGTGGGTTTTCTTGGCGGCGATTTTTAACTTGGGTTTCTTGGGTTGAAGTTCCTCCCTTTCTCTGAAGGTAATGCTTCCATTTGCTTTTTTGTTGGTAAGGATTGCTTTCTTTGACAGATTCAACTCCATACTTGTTACCTCCCAATGCATTTGCAAGCCGAAACACAGTCGGGTTAAAAAAACCCGACTTAGATACTACTTGAAGGACAAAGGGATATACGAAGTATATCACTTTATCCAAGAGTAGTATAATATATATTTTTTTATTTTTTATTTTCTCTTTTTTCTTTGGTTCTTTCTTTTTTCTCTTTTCTTTTTTGTTTTTTTGGGATGATGGGAAAATCTCGGGGAGAAATGGTATGAAACCAGCGTATGTCCCGGTCATGTGAGAATGGGATGGGATGCTTATATGTTCAGAACCGGTAAAGAGGGGGGAATCGGTTGATACGATCAGGTTGGTCAGGGCGACCAAAGGAAGGAAGTTTTGAAACTTCATATTCCCTCCTTACCAGTTCTGAACATATAAACAAACATAAAAACACCTCATTTTCGTAGTGTCTCAAGTTTTACAGGGCGTTGCACCCTGATCACATCGCTTCAATTCCCATAGAGTGTTTGAATCGTTGCATAAAATAAAATCTTTGTCAAGAACTTTTTTATTTTCCAAACACCAAGCTTCGTAAATGTTTGATATCCTCGGGGTTCATATCGCCCGGATCGCCTTCGTCCAAAGTTATTTTTTCTACATGATTTACTAAGGATGATAAATTGGATGCAAGTTTTCTGGCTAATCTTTGGGCTTCATCCTCAGCATCCAACATGATAAAAACCCGTTTATATTGAGACAGAAGAAGCACCTGTTTTTGGGTATATTTCATGCCACAAAGTGCCACACACCCATCCCCAATTCTCCACACATCTGTTGGTCCTTCCACAACGATAATTGTGTCCCTTGCGTTGTCTGTATTGTACAGTTCTGATTTTGGGTGGGTCTGGCTTTCGTCCACCGGCTGATGTAGATAGGGAATATTGTTAGTTCCTGTTATATCCCTTGCTGTGAATGTTACTTTCTTTCCATGCTGATAAAACGGGACCACGATCCTGTGGTGATACTTGCCGATTGATCCCCCGCAATATAGACCATACTTTTTTATCAAGACAACAGGATCGAAATTCCTTCCTACAATATACTCAACATATTCGGGGAATAAATCAGGGCTTATCATTTCATCTGAGAATACACTATCAACAGATTTAAAATCCCTGAGCATACCGGCCTGTGGCTGTTCAAAATGTGGGTTGTCATAGTCATGTATAGTACGATATGCCTTGAAATCTGAAAGCGTTTTAAGGGCATTTGAGAAGCCGCAACCATCAATTTTCATAGCCAATGTAATGATGGTGCCTTTGGCGGGACATCGCCAACAGTTGAAGCCTCCAGTAGGACTAATACCAAGATGGTTGGAACGATCATCACAAAAGAGACAACGGATATTAGTCCAACCGTCTTTTACGTTCTTTCCTTCTGTATAGATTGTGATGTTTCGTGATTTCAGGTAGTCGGAAATGCTGACTAATGATAGGTCGAGTTGATCAGACATAATCAAGTCACCATACTCATAATCGTGCAAATCAGGTCTTTGAGATCCACTTCGGATTTGTGTGGAGGGTTTATCATCATTTGTTCTGAGTAAAACGATTCTTCGCATACCTGACATACTTCTTCGTAGGTATTTGGATCGTAGGTCCCAAACAGATGAAACTTGTCGCTACACTTCCCACAAACGATTAACGGAATTTTTATTTCCATAATTATATTATTCCTTTCGATACTAACACTGCAACAATAATTCCTGCAATGATTATTCCGGATATGGTGCATATAAAACCATCAAGAAGACCTCTTTTGTAAAGGTCTTTGTTATCCTTTTCAAGTTTCTTCATGAGTTCTATGAATTCGTCTTGGTTCATTTCTTTTTCCTTTAAAACAACGTGGTTTGTTTGTTCATGATTTTAGGGTTGGCGGAGTCGGGATTCGAACCCGTAGAGTTGCGCTCCCCTACCGATGAGGACCGACTCTCCGCCGAAAGTTTTAGCTTTAATTTCGGCTTTTTATCATCTTTCTTTGGAGAAAGCAACAGCCTTTGTTTTGTGTTTCCTTCAACTTTTGGATGATTAAAATAATAACGACATTTCTTGGCATATTCTACATCCCCATTCATTTTGTTGCAGCATATACAAATCCCGATTCGTTGGATGTTGAACATATATTTAAAATTTGGACAACCAACACATCCTGGAGGAATTGATCCCTGCAAATGCTTGAATTTTCTATGGAGGTATTCTCTGGTTTTTATTTCATCCATTTTTAGTTTAGACTCAAATAATAATGTTCTGCCAGAAGTTCGGTCAATTTTAACGTATCATCATGATTTAATTCATCTGGTATAATTTCGTGTAGGGTTTGACTTTCTGCTTCTCCCCTTCCTTGTTCTTCATATGCTTCGTGAATGTCCTCAAACTCATCTTCCCAATCACGTACATATTCTGGTTTCAGTTCGTTAATCCTTTCGTAAATCTCGTCTTCTGGATTATTGGAAACTATTTTGTCGAATAAGGTTTTTATTTTATCCATTTCTTCCTCCTCTTTCAGACCACATCGAATGATCGTGAAGTCGAAATTTTCAAGGATAGTTTGCATGTCTCCGGCCCCGACAACTGATCCTTCAACCACAGGCTTTATCAATTGAATTGTAGGGCAAGCAAAATAACGATGGTCGGATTTCTCTGGTTTTTTATAGGTGATCGCCATTTCGTTTTCGAATCGGATGTCTAAATCATATTCCTTAAACATGATTCGGCAAGCTTCATAGGCTTCCACGTCATAGCAATAAATATCAACATCACCGGGAGGGGCAGGGGATTGGGTAGGGGAGGCCATGTACCGGACGTAACCACCACAGATGAAGGTGTTTTTGTCTTCCAGATCCATCAAGAGGCATTTGATTTCGTACAATCCCCTTCGAATCATCACGGTTTCAAATCCATCTTTTGAAACGTAGGATGGTTTGATTGGTTCGTTCTTTTCATCCGCGGTTGCTTCTTCATATTGCCGGAGATTATTTTCCGTCGATTTCTTTTTCGCCATTGTTATTTACCTCCATCACGTTTTTGAATACCTGATCTACGAAATGAGTATCAGGAAAATTATTGGTGTGAACTTCTGTCACTTGCGGTTTTATTTCGGATAGTTGCGTGTGGATTTTAATCAGGGTAATTGTGCATATAATTATAAGTCCCAATATTGTTCCTCTCCAAAGGAAAAGGAAAATATAATCTAATATTTTTCCTACAGTCCCTTCTCTCATTTCTTTTTCCTCAGCATGAGTTTTTGTGGAAATAACTCGTCCATTATTTGGGCTTGTTCGCAGGTGTTGTCGCATAGACCACAACTATTCACCAATCTTCTTCCTCTGCACATTTCGGGGGTTAGGGGATGTGCGTATGCCTTGCAGAAAAATTGGTTTCCTTTAACATCATATAATCGTTGTTTCTCTCTGGATATTTTTAGTTTCATTCCCAAAGTTCATCCTCCTCCCAAGATTCATCATCGTACCAACAATGGGTAGAATCCCATGTGAAAACGGGGAAATCTTCACACTCCTTAATAATTTTTTTTACTAAGGTTTCCCGTTTTTCGGCCTCTACAATCATGTCTGTGGTAATCTCTCGTCTATCAGATTGATTAACAACACATTGCAATGTTTGGTTAACTATCATTTTTGCCTCCTATAACCATCCATTCTCTGTATAGATTGACACACGTTCTCCAAATTGATCGATAAGAAAGCGGTGGCATGGATCAAAGAAATCGATAATTACACCCTGTGTTTTCCCTTCGGATTTTCTGAGCGTTCGTCCTACGATTTGGAGAGTGGCAATGAATGACTTCCCACCACCTCCAATAATTGCTCCGCCGAGTGTGGGAACATCAATACCTTCCCTCCATATTGTTGTGACCACGCACATAATATCCTTTTTAATCATGGCGTGTCTGATCTCCGCCCGAATATCGCCAGATGAATCACCTCTTACAAACTTGGCTTTTACACCATGTTGGTCAGCACACCTCATAAGATTGTCACCATGCTCTATTCGGGAAATCATAACGACAAGTGACATTCCTTTATTGTTGTATTCTTTTACGATCCTCATAATCTGATTGTTCCTGGGTTCGTTATCTATTACCGCGCGTCTGTAGACCTCGTTATAATCCGTCACCGATCTGATTTTTAGAACCCCTTCAGATTTGAATATGCGAACCTTTGGGGGAACGATGATTCCAGCTTCGATTGCTTCATCTATGGAAAACGTACCGATCATGCCTCCAACGAATGCTTCAATTGCCAGAATTTGTTCCCACTCATCCGGCAATGTTGCTGTGAATCCGAAACGTGTAGGAGCATAGCATTGTCCAAGAACTCTGGCATAAAAGCCTGTGAATTTGGAAACATGGTGAGTCTCGTCCACTATTACAATGTCAAATTCATTCCTATACACTTCGGGGTCCATTCTGTACATTGTTTGGACTGTAGCCACATTGATTCTTCCGAATGTTCCTTTAAATGGCTTTCCTCCTCCAATTTGCAGAACATCGTCAAATTTGTATTTCTCGAAATCCTCTCGTATTTGGATTACGAGGTCTGTAGTGTGAACGAGGATGAGAATCCTTGCTTTCGGAAAACATGAAAGGATTCCCAAAAAGGTAACAGTTTTGCCAAATGCGGTAGCGGCTTGAATCACACCCTGTCCCATATGCATAGCATCCTCTATAAACTCAAGCTGTTTGTCATGGAATACTATGCCGGGAAGATATGGATCTTCGGTAGGAATAGCCCTGATCCTTTCGGGCCGAGTCACTTTGCACTTGATTCCCTTTTCATCACAGTAGTCAAGGATTCGGTCAATGTGTCCTGTATAAAAACTGACTCGTTTTCTGACCTTGTTGATATAGCAGGTCGCTTCGTATTCTTCCTCCGTTTTATGATGTCTCCCTTTTCTCCAATACGTTTTGGTGTATGTAAGGCAGGGTTCAATCAGATTGAAATCCTTGGAAGACATGTGGCTAATTATTAGGTTAATAACTTTGATTTTAATCATCTGGACTGCCTCCAAGTGCTATATATATTTCTTTGGCTATTCCCTTTCCGAAAGATTCGCAGTGGGATTCAAATGCACTCCAATTTGTAGATATAAAATCAAAAATTATATCCATCATCCATTGTTTTACCATGAATCACTCCTTAACACATCCCGTATCTCGTTTATGCTTTGTTGGGTTCTTTTTCGTGTCCAACCTAATTTCCCTGTCATATACCGTTTGATTCTGGCAAGAGTCAGAGCTTTGTCGGATGAGTTCATTACTATTTGGGTGAGATCGGAGGGAGTATCAAAGATTATTTTGAGGACAGTTTTAGCGGAAGAAGAAAGGTCGAGTAACGCTTCACGAAACCCGATTTCTCGGATAATATTTCTATCTGTTGTTAAAGGACAATCTTCACAGGGAAGATAATTATGCTGTTGGTATACTTCTAAGGCGGAGAGGAGGTTTCCTTCCCCCTTTTTTTCTATCATTTTCGCTACTTCCAGAAACTCCTGTCGTGCTTTTGTGTTTCTTGGGGACATGTTTTGTCTCCTTTTCTAAGATTCCGTTTAGCCAATTTGAGAAGCTCCGGTTCTGTTCTTTCGCTATCTTCTTTGCGGTTTTGTGAAGATCAGGATCAATGTAAATGGTGGTTCTAATGTTCATACGCTCTCCTGTTTATTGTTTCCAGAGAATATTTCGGATGTCTTGTAACATAGCAATGTAGTACTCCTCGGCATGATCTCCCAAATTAGCTTCATTTTTCTGTTTTATCGCCATGTCAATGAAGTCCGTTGCTTCTTGAATCCGCCTGAGTGCGGCGATCCTGTTTTGGGAAAAGTTCCGATGCTTGAAAGCGGTCTTGAGATTTTCCATGATACTGTGGGTGTTGCGAACTGCCTCCTCAAGTTTTTCTGACATGTATTGTTCAGTTTCTTTGTCCATTTAATTTCTCCATAATCTCTTTGGCAGCAGAAGGTTTTCTTTTTCCATGTTGATTTAAGATCAATATAGCTTTTCTCCAATTCCGCTTGCTGAGATAAAGCCTTATTTTATTGTAATGATAAGGACCTACTCCTGGATAGATATATTGTTTGGGTGTCTTGGAAAATATAATTCCAAGTTCTTGTTCTGTCTGATTGTAGAACGTTATTTGGAGCATGGTGTTTCCTTTGATAGGAATGTTAATGGACGAACATCGCTAATGATAGGAAAGGATAGATTTATTCCAATTCGTTTTAACTTCTGTTTGAATTCGGAAAGAAAAATGGTTAATGCTTCTTCTTTGTTATTTGCTTTCACCACTGTTTCAGATAAAACAATAGTATCAGTGGCAAAAGATTTATGGATTACAACGAACATGGAGCTGTCTTCCGAATAATATGTTTTCATTTCATCTCCTATAAATTAGGGGCCAGGACGCTTGGTGGAGGTAAGCTTTCAGACCAAACGCCCCGACCCCTCCCCAACTGTGTTGTTATGTCATTATTAATAATAGTAGCATAACTTTTTGCTAACCGTCAACACTTATTTTTCAAGTCCTGAAAATATTTGTATTTCTGTCCATATAGAACTCATGACCGATGTATTCGGCCCATTTTGGAATACGTCCTGCCAATGCCATTGGCGTTCGTCCTTTTAGAATGGGTCCTATCTCATCACATGTATCCAATCCTTTTAGAACTACACCAGGGAGGCTGAGATCATGTACCAGTCTATGTCCTTTTGGACTTCGTTCCTCAATCCACGCATGAAACTCAAAGGGAGGGTGATATTCGAACCCATAGGTAGCGGTGTGTTCGGCGTCCCACACTTTCATTTCTCCGAAAACCAAGACTCCCCTGTTGATGTGTTTCCACACCAACATGGCTTTTTTCTCGCAATCCCAATTTAGCTTTAGTCCTTTGCATTGTTCCAGCAGAGATTCAATTTCTTTCTTAGGGATACCCCACCCGAGAATTGGGTATCTCTCTTTCCCGGTCATAATGGGCTCCCCAGGTGTCATAGAGTTTGTAACAACGGAAGGTTTTGTCACTTTTAGCTCCTTTCTTTGTTTTTAGGGTACTCATTTCTTACTTACCCCCGTCATTTTATCTATCGGGGGCTATAGTATAGCCGTTTCTCCCTGATTCTGGCTTGCTGAGAGCGGGTAGGCGGCGTTCAAAATAAAAAGACATAGTAAGACATGCCCTAAAATTCGAACGTCTTAAACCCAGTCTACATTGAATTTTATCCACCTGCTTTGACTTCCATCATTAAAGAACTCAGTATTTCGAATCCGGCTTCCTCGCTTACTTCTCCCTTTTTTATGGAATCAGTGATTACGGTAGACAATTCCCCCAATGTTTGTGCTCCAAGATAAAAAACACCTTTGCAAAGCATTATCTCTTTATAGGAGCATCCTCCTTTTTCCAATCCTGCCGCAGCTATCTTCCATCGACTTTCAAATAGGGGAGACATTTCTTACCTCCCTTCCATGTAGGCATCACAGGCTTTTTTGATTTCCGAATGTCCGATTTCTTTTAGTGATTCGGCCACCGCTTTTCTGTCAGCTTCCGCATATGATGTATCATAAATACGGTCTGCCAGAAAACTGTAAAGCTCGTCCACATCATTATAGAGGTACTCTGAAAGCCAGGATGAATGGTCATACTTGTCCCAATGTGGATTTTCTTTCTTCATTTGGTTGGACTTTTCTTGATACTGTCCACAGTCGTCGCATTCGATCATTCCAAGTGCGGCATCTCCACAAGCATCATCTAACCAGGACAAAAGTTCCCGGGCCTGATTTCCTGCCCACCCATCATCGTTGGATTTGAGAACCACCACTCTGCCAAATCGAACGATTGAATTAACCATACCTTTTATATATTGCGATGCATTATGGGTTCTCATTTTAGGAGGAAAACACCCCTTTAAGAACTTCCCCAAATTTTCGGGCATATATCCACATCCAGTGAACAGGCAAAGTTCATCCTCTCTTTTGTCTATCCCTTCTACTTTGATGATTTCGGCGTTGAACATGATTCCATTGTTCCGGACAAACTCCTCGGCTGTTTTCAAACTATTTAAGCAGAAGATTCCTGGTGTGTTGGGAACGGACTGGACTATTTCCCCATTTAAGTACTTAGGGAAAAACTCCGGATGTTTTGAAATAAAGGTTCTGCTCTCTCCCGGCCCGGACATTCCATATTTCATGAGGATTGCAATGTTGGATCCTTGCCGGGTCTTCTCATCGATTACTTTCCAAACAACTTCTCGTTTCATTTCTTACCTCCTTATGTGGTTGGGGTTTAGCTTAATACAACAGGGCGAATTTCAATGGTTCGTACAATCCAAATTTCCTCTCCCAATTTCATCTTTTGGTCGTGTATTCGTTTTTCCAATTCAGCCAAAGAAAAAACATCCTTAAATTTTCCATCTTTGCTAACGTGAACAGCAAATTTTTTCATCCCTTCACGTTTCTTTCCCGGCTTTTTTCTGGGATGTTGCACAACGAAATTATCGAATTTTGGATTCATCCTATATAACGAATGTCCGTCTTTATCTCTGATAACAGCTCCTTTGCTTACAAGGTTGGCTAATGCTGTGTACATATATCCTATAGGCTCATTGACCTCATGGGCTATTTCACGAGGTGTCATCCAGCCCCTATTTTTCCTAAGGAGCTTGAATACATTATACACAATGGTCTCCTCATAGAAACAGACCGAATTTTCGTTTGTCATTTCCTACCTCCTTGGTTGGTTGGGGTTAACTTCCCACTACACACGATTTTTTAATCATGTGTAGGAGGCTGTTAATCTTTAGTTTCGTAGTCTCCCCTAATGATTCCAGCAGCAACTTTGCAAATGCATAGGAATAGAACAACAGGAAGCAAACAAAATATTCCTTTCAGAACAAACGACAGAACAGTTACCATTAAGTCTTCCATATCTACCCCCATACCAAATGGGCACCACCTAAATCCGACACCCGTTTTACAATAGCTGTTACCAAAGGAGCATCGTCCTCTACACCTGTGTATTCTTTTCGATCACGTTCTCCCACCATACGGATAAGTTCTAAGTCAATAGAGGGAATAACATAAGCGTATTCAAATGTGTGGATCTTCTGTCCTTCGTATTTTTTGAGTATGGAGAGATGTCGGTTATGATCATACAGGTTTATATTCCCGAGCCATATCTCCGAATGAAATTTATCGTATAGGTGGATCAGGGCGATGGAGCACATGTTAACATATTCCAAATCACTTTCATTTGGACATCCCCATTCTGGATCTACTGACCCCATAATATTGTCCATAATTTTCTTTCGTGATTTTTCAAACTCCTCTCTTGTCATTTCTTACCTCCTTGTTTGGGGGTTTAAATCATCCAGCTTCCGTTTTTGTCAATGTACTTGATCCAGTCACGCTTGTTCCATGCAACTGCGGGAACCGCCGGGGGAGTGAAAGTAAAGTTGTTTCGGTCGAACAACATCATTTTCGTTCGGTCGTCCAGAGGGTACAATCCATCGTAGATGTACTCCTTGAACACAGGCGTTACCAGAATGTTGATAGTAACAGGATCATTCCTGTTATTGGGATGGCATCGATGGCGGAACGAATGATACCATTTACCAACGTCAAGGCTCCACGTTCCCATGTACTGCCAATTTTCTCCGTTGTTGTAGCAGACGGTAGGAGAAGGATTGTCTTTGTTTATGTCTTCCTCTCCAAGTAATGCCCACATCTTGTCCCATTCAACATCGGGACGCCCCACCATGAAATACACTGTCCCGTCTTCCATGATGTGTTTAGTCGTTGAAGGACTCATAGTCACCTCCCGTTATTTTTCGGATTCGGCCACACCAATCCAAAACATCATTCCACCATCCATCCAGGGCCAACTGGATGAACCGGCCCATGATTCTGGGGAGTCCCATGTTTTTACAGGCAAGCTCCGCCGCTTCTTCTTTCGAGTAGTGGTAGAACCTTTGGGGGTCAGCCCACATTCCCCAATGGCTTTTTTCTGATCCGTACATCCTTATGAAATTTCTCTTAGAAGACTCCACCTCCAAACTGTACGCCTCCTTGTTCCAACATTCTTCGTGGATTTCTGCGGCTTTGGTTATTACCTTAGCCAGTTTTTCCACGTTGAACTCGGCGGAGAAAGGTGTATAGTCTTTTATTTCCTCGAAAGACATAGGCCAAAACCCATAGTTAGAACCATCTCCCGGATGGGAGCCGAAATACACCGATTCAGGGGCGATGTTTTCCATAAGATCAAACAGCTCTTCCCACACCGTCATGGCCTTTTCTTCATCGTTCATTTCATCCCATTCTTTTCGAATGGATTTAAGAAGTTCCTGATCACTGAGAGATAATTGCCTTTCTATCCCAATTTCCTCAATGAACTCAAGGATGGCGTCCTTTACATCATCCTCAATCATCGTGGCATGGGACACGGAGATTCCTATGTACCCGCATGTCAATTTAAAGCTCATTTCCTACCTCCTTTGTTGTGGGTTATATGTTATCTACATCCGTTCTGTATTTGCAGAATAAATTTGTCATGAATTTTCCGAATAAATTTGTCATGAATCTGTGGCAGTATCGGACATAGGGGGAGCATTCTGAAACATTCAACCTGGTGAAATGGCAAAATATTTGAGATACAATCCGGTCATCAACTTTCATATCAAAACTTCCGCACCACAGAGGCAAACACGAAAAATCAAGATCAGCTCCCCGAAGATCAGCTCTCCGAAGATCAGCTCCCCGAAGATTAGCTCCCCGAAGATCAGCTCCCCGAAGATCAGCTCTCTTTCCTATTGGCCTATTATCCAACCACATTTTGTGATCAGATAAAATGGTTTGCAAAGACTCCTTTTTCATTTCTTACCTCCTTATGGTTAATAAAACCTTCGTAGGAGAGAAGTTCTCAAGTTTCTCCCCTCTAAAGGATTTATGTGTGTACGGACACACGGCCATTTTGCACCAACAGCCCACCGGCGTAGGCCCATTGACTGGTGTTGTTCCCATGCCAGTTGATTGCCCCATCGACCCGTTCCTTTGCCCGGTCGAACAAAGTAAACTCCGCAATGTTCTGGGAGCCGTGTTGGACAAACGGAGTGAAGATGGCCTCCGGCTTTATCGTATTCCGGCTGCAGGTGTCCATCAATGTCACGATACCAAGGTAACGATCCATGATGTCTTCCTTGACTTTATCGGCCTCCTCTTCACCGATCAGCTTTTCCAGGGATTCGATCAGTCCCTGATACGAAATGACCTTGTTGAGATTCAACACGATGTCCATATTCTCGCCGTTCCGCCATGTCGGGGGGATACAAGCGACCCGAAAATTTCTCGGCATTAGGGGGATCAGAATCCTCCAGATGTCCGAGAAGTTATTGATTCCGAACAGCATCAGGGTAGACACGATACCGATGAGAACACCTTTGGCACGGTCGATTGATGCCCCGCTTGCCGGATCGAGATAGTACAAGGCGTCCTGAACTCTTGCCCATGCGGGATCTTTGGGATTGATGAAGATTCCATGCTTGCCGTCCTTCGTTAGGATGTGATTCATTTCTTACCTCCTTTAAACGTTGTGGGGTTGGGGTTTTACTACGTGATTTCGGGTTTCAAGATGCGTTGATGTTCCACGAAGCCTTGCTCCCCCGTCCAGATATGTATCTCATCTGTGTCGTCCAACAGGTCGGGGAACTCCGCTCTGTCTCTGTCCGTGACATAGAATATGTCAATGGGAATGCCGCAGGTCTTACCATCGATCAGCAAGTCCCCTGTGTCGTCCTGCATCCCGTCCATCATCATGTCGTGAAAGTACGGAACGAAAATCGGCTCCCCTTGGAACTTGCCGGGGTGGATGCAGAATTCCTCGTTTTCATCCGTCCCGTATTGTTCGATGATTTTCTTCCGCTTTTTGCCGATGTCCTTCATAAAAGCCTCCTTAAAAAGTATCAATCCTTATGATTTCGATTTCGGAAAGATGATGGAATGCAACCCCCCCATCTTCAAAATGAACCAAGAAGGGAGTGTCCTCTTTGATTGGTCCTATAGTAATTAGGGTGTCAATCAATTGGGTTGGATTTATGGAACCAACCTCCTCTCCTGCCTTAACTTGAATGTAGTATGATTCCATAGGCCAATCTGCATTGGTGCAGACCTTCACCGCTTCGTACAACTCTTGTGGACTCATTCTTACCTCCTTTGTTGTGGGTTAGTAATACTCGAAACGACACGGGTCTCCAATCCATGTCGTTTAAAGAACCACTAACTAATGCACCTGATCTCTATTGCTGGACAGATGCACATGTTTCCCGGCGTTTACTCCGTTGAGGTAATGTTCGTCAAACCTGATTCTTGGTCCTCCTTTTGCTCTTTTAGTAATGGGGAACTCCAGATCCCTTCTGTTCTTTGCCAGATCCTTGTTGTACAAGGCAATCTCCAAGCAGTCGGAGGGCAGATTCTCCTTCACCCGTTTGTATAGTTCTCTAAGTCGAAGGAGGATACGTCCAACCATGCCCATTGCGAATGTGTGCTGGACCTTAATCCTTTTGTCGTAGATCTCACAGGCTCTCCCAATCTCGTTCTGGCAATAGTCAAAGAAATAGACCACCAATGCCACATCCTCGGGAACTCCCATGAATGCCATTTTGGGGTCACAATCGTACTTTTTTGACCTGGGATTCACATACCACTTTCCCCAAGTTTGAATGCACTCGACCTCGAAAATTGGAGCAATGCCCCATGCCAGGTTAAACTCCCAATTGCTGTGGCCTTTGGAGTAGAAGAAGCAATCGGCATCCTCTCTATCGGTCATTTCGTCTACGCTTCTGGTGGTCTTGCGCTTTGCCTGAACCTCAGCCATTTCGATCTTGTATTTCTCCATGATCTTGGTGGCCCGGTACATGGCAAGTTCAGCCTCCGCAGAAGTGGCTCCCTTGTCATTCGCCAATGCCATAAGTTTGGAGACTTTGGCAATGGTGTTCTCTCGGACTTGCTGATTCATTTCCTGCATTTCTTACCTCCTATGTGGTTTGGGGTTAAACATTCACGGGTTGGGACGATAAGCTCGTCCCTCACCGTCAAGGTTTAATCCTTCACACAGCTTCCATCTCAATCAATTCCCAAATCCCGAATGTGACGTATCCTCCATCGATTCCCTCTGCTACTTTCTTGAACAGCCCGGTGGCGAAACATTCCTCATTGACCAACAATCCTTCACTGTATTCCTTGACGAAGAATTGGTTCTTCTTGAGGGGAGCTGGGAGCATTTCTTCCAATTCGGGGTGATTGACAGACAAATTGCCAACGGGATTGCCTTGATTGGCATTCCCAATCATAATAGCACAATGACCGTCAAAATACTCTCCCCGGTACAGATGTCCTTTGCAGTCTCTGACTTGGGGAAAACTGACTCTCTCCTCTGTGATTCTTACGGGTTCTTTCATTTCTTACCTCCTTGTTTGGGTTAGTACAATCTCGGAGGGGCAGGAGCCTCCTTGTTTCCTGCCCTACCGGCATTTTACTCTCCCAACACTTCGTATTCCACCTTGCGCTCCCATGCTTCGTAGTACGTGCCTTTCAGCAGGTGCTTGTTACCGAGCTTGCACACCCAGTAGTTACCGGGGCCGATGTACTTGAGTTTTGCGACCTTGGGTTTTTTCATTTCCTACCTCCTTTTGGTTATGGGCTAAGTTATTCAAGGACAGGGCGGGCTGACCATTACCACGTTCCCTGTCCTTTGATAACCTAACTCATGTTCTCACCTCCTTTCATCCATGTACTCTAAGCCTCCCCGATCAGTGTGAAGCCGACCCGATCAACGGCATAGTATTTGGTAGGACGATTCAAGCCACCTCTGCTAATCACGTCCCCGACAGATGTGGAACGTGTTTTAGTTTTCACCACGTGGAGATCGTTATTATCCCACCAGGGATTCTCAAAGGAGTTGGTCATAACATATGCCTCCTCCAGATGGAATCCACCAACGGCAGCAGCAACCAGTTCAAAGTCACTCCGTTTGAATGCTTTAGCCACGGTCCAGAAATCAGTCTGCCGTTTGTGGTACACAAACAGGACATCCGTGATCGAAACATCGGTGCAAGCACGAGCGATTTCGGGATTGTTGCTCCTGCAACAAATACAGACGACCTCGCTCGTGGGATTGCCGAAGCAACCTACACCCTTTTTGCATTTCTCTTCCAGTTCTCTCAAACTCATATCTTACCTCCTTTGTTGGGGTTCATCTCCTATCATAGTTACACATTGAGATATGTAACTATGAAGGAAGACGAAAATTTCTCGTCTCCTCCAGCGAGTCCTAAGCCGCTTTCAGATAGTGTTCATGGTTGTGAAAGATACGGGCCACCTTCTGGGCCTTTTCAACCCGCACCATGTCCGATTCGATCTCATGGGACAGAAACTGGGTAGCGACATTGTGGAAGGCCATTTTGTTGACCTTGTCTGCGGCCATCCACTGATTCAGTGTTTCCTGCGTTGATTTCTCCGGCAGGGCAAGAATCTCGTCGGTGTGGCGATTCCCAAATGGCAGGGCGTCCACGAGCTTCTCCGTTTGAAGTGCTGTGAACTCCGTCTCCGCCCATGCTCCCCATATGGCGACCTGTTCATCGAATCTGTCCAGTGTGGGAATCACATGTTCGTTGATCTCGTCCACATCCAGCGTCTGTCGATGTTTTTTGTTCATCTGGGATTCGATCTGGTAGGCCACCATGCCGTTGGTGCACACCAGGCGAATGGCTCCGATGAACGTAGCGTATTCCCAACACATGTCCAGACTTGACTTGAAGCCACACCGGGGTGAAATATCCTGGCCGACCTTGGGTCCATTCTCTCTGACAGGCTTTACCATTTCAGGGAAATCCACGTTGCACAGAAAACGGCCACCGTCTTTGGGAAAGGCAAAGTCAAACAGCGGTTTGCCAAAGGCTCCTTCGTAACGATCAATGACTTCCTCGAACTTCTTCGTGAGGACTTCATACCGGATGAACTTGTATTCATCCGAACGGACGCCGACAACTCGGGGAGTGTCTTCCATCGTTTCGGGGTCCTTCTCCCAGATCACATTTGCCACCCTACCGGGAATGGCGGGCATGTCATGCCATCCTGCCAGTTGCAGCTTCTCCGCGCTGACTTCCGGCCATGCGACATCGGGATAACGTTCGCGGATCTCTGCCACCATGTCTTTCTCCTCTTCCTTGGATACATTACACATGTCTTACCTCCTATTTGTGGGGTTGTCGAGCAAACTGCTCCTTGGTGGTACAAGCCCATGTCCGGGGCAGCTAACCCTTAGACTTGTACCACCTCAGCGCACAGTGCGCGTCCTACTTATCATCGCCTACAATTCTACGGAAGTAACGCATTACTCTCCAGTACAAGATGCGATCCGAACGTCCGGATACATACTTGTAATTGTTCTTGAGGTAATGGTAGTCTTCGGGTTTGATCTCATAGATTTTGGGATTGTCTGCCCGATTCAAATTGAGTTTGTAGACCTTCAAGACTTCCCCCAGAAGTCTTCCTCGCCCTCAGGTGGGCCAGGAGCGAATTCTGGATACATTTCAGGGGCTTCCTCTGTACAGACCATAACATATTGTCTGTCAAAGTAGTCCACACCAATGTGAATGGTACTGATTTCCTCATTCATGACTTCTCCTTTACCTTGTCACAGTGCCATCCGGGGCAACATAATGTCCTTTGGTGATTACCTCGTTGTATGATCTCCGCAATTGAATGTTTTCCCATGTTGCGTGAAGCAACAGGTTTTCTAACCGTTCAAGATACGACCTCTTGACAATGACGGTTTGTTCTTCCGCAGGATACGGAATCACCTTCGCGGCTTTATTCATCATATCTTACCTCCTTTTGGTTTGGGGTTTGTACTGTGAGGGACATAAACCCTCCTTCGCTTATGTCCCTACCAGTGAAAACTCCAGTTTACGCGGCTTTCTTCTCCTCTTCCGGGGCCGCTTTTTCGACTTCCATCACGGTGAACTTACCGGCTTTCTTGCCGATCAGCCCTACCGCTTTGTAATGATCGCCGGTGACTTGCACTTCCAGGCCGACAACGTTCACCCGATGTTTAATGAACGCCTTGCAGGAGCCCTTCGTGCGGAACTCCTTGTGATCTTTCCAATCCGGCTCACTGTCCCGCAGGGCTTTTATGAAGTCGACCATTTCCTGCAGGGTGTGTCCCTGAATGAGCAGACGGTCCATGGTGGCAGTGAAAGGCACGACCACGTGGCTGTTCTCCGTCAGCCATGCAACCCGCTGATCAAACGTATTGAACTTGGGCGGATTGACGTGTCCCTTGAATCGAACGAAGCGATTTCCACGGGCTACCGTTGCCGTAGAGGGATCCAGGGGCTTGTCCTTCTTCGCCGCTCCGGCCGCTTTGATGGCATCGGAGCAGGCTCCGTAGGTGTCGACCTGTGTCTTGAAACACTTTTCACACAGCTTGGAGTCCTGATCCTTGCCGAATGCTTTGGTCAGGCACAGTTTGCCGTGATCAACCTTCGGCTCGTCCTTCGTGCTGTCCCCGTTCCCCGCATCGTCCTCAGTCTCCTCGGACGTGATGGGGGCCGGTTGGGCCTTGAGGGCTTCCAGCTTGTCTTTCAATCCTGGCACTTTCCAGCCTTTGGGATCGAAGTTCGGATCGAGTTCCGCAATCGCCTTTACCAGTTCCTTTCTCTCTTTACTTTGCTTACCCATTGTCTTACCTCCTTTAGTAATGTGGGTTGTTGGTTAATGGGCGAAATGCCCCGTGAAGGATCAAGATTTCTCTCAATCCCCCAAGGGGAACAACGCATTACCTCTTCCAGCCTCCTCTTTTGCTGATTTCTTTCTCCATTCTCATATGAAAGGCGCATAGACCAGACTTGTGGTCTGTCCTTTCTACTCTTGCCATGTAGCCTGTGGTCATATGTATTCCTTTAGTGAATACCCTCACCACATCTGCGCTGTCATTTGTCTCGGAAGCACATTTTTGATTGCACTGATATCCCAAGCTGTTAAGGTGCTTGCATCTTGCCATGTTCATCCTCCTATGGGATCAGGTAGTCAAGTGCATTTACGGCAATCCCGCTTGCAACTACAACCGCGAGGCAGGGCCACCACATAGGCACAGGGCAAAGGAGAATGACAGCCGCCATTCCCGATCCAAACATCATGTAAATAAACATCCTTGCCATCACAATTTTAATGTAATCCAAATCCAGCATTTCTTACCTCCTTGTTATGGGGTGTTAGTAAATGTCTCTCCTGCTTTCTCGCAGGGCAAGTATCAGCCGCCAGGTGTCGATCCGTGCCATTTCAAGCCATGCTTCAGGTGCGTCGTCGTAATCGACATCCATGAAGCACACCTGCATCAAGGCGTATGCTGTGGGCATTGGGGTATCAATACCTGTTGCATCAAAGACCTCAAAGCCAACGTGGTCGGGACTGCCATAAATGATCATCCCCGGCACTCGCATGCCCAATGAGGTGGGCGTACCTATTTTAATCATGTCTTACCTCCTTTGTTAGAGTAAATCCTCGTCATGGCGTATCCAAATAGGCATACGCCATCAAAAGGAGCTACTATTTATCCCCGAAAACTTCGTTCTTGAACATGGTGAAATCTGCCAGAAACACGGTTAACAAACTCTGGCGGGCATTGAACAAGAATCCACAAATCACGCCCATCTCCTTGATGAACTCGGGATTATGTCTATCATCATGATCAGGATCATAGTAAAAGGACTGAACTTCGTCATTGACGAGGAACAGCACGTTGATAGGATCCCAAGTCTCGGCATAAGCCATAAGGATTTCAATGTCCGTCTCCTGAAATACTACACGCTTAACAAAAGTGGGATCAACAGCTTTGGGCATCGGGTCATTCAAATTGATGTGACCAAATTGCGCTTTAATTTCATCCCACAATACATCATCGATTCCTAATGCGTTGTACATGTCTTACCTCCTTTGTTTGGGGTTAGTCTTGCTTCTGGTCGCACAACATATCAGGTTATACAGCCAGAAGCAAGACCAACATACTGTCTGGTCTCGCAAAATCCCACACCACGTGGCTACTGTTATTAGGCATAACAGGTCATAGCCACATGATGTAAGACGGAGGTAAGTAAGAAATGAGTATCCTCGTCCTCGTGTTCTCGACTTGAAAAGCAGGTCTTGGCAGGGAGTCACACCCTGCTCGCTACGCCATCATGGTCGCACTTTATGGATTCGACTCGGCATTTCGAGTAAGAAGACGGATTATCGGGGCATCCTAATTTCTCTGCCAGAATGAGGGATTCTAACAGATTTGGCATACCCTTTCATAACTACTCATCCGATATCAACTCAGGTTTTCTCAGATCAAAATTTCTCGGATTTTCGGCCAATCCACGCCAGACAGACTTTCACTGCCCGGTTGCGTGACATGCGGGGATTGGGGCAACCTGTCTTTCTGCACTCAGGGCGGGTGCTACAGGCCGCTGTTTTTCGGATTTTCTGCCATCTTGCACAGGCGTATCCTTGAACGCCTCAGATTGGGCTTACTTCCTAATGGGCTCCGTGGGCGGGCATACCTTCGCCACTAAGCATGATTCGTACCTCGCTATCGCTCTCCGCACATTTCACGAGGGCTTCCTCATTGAGACTATCTGACCTGCAAGAGTCAGCGCACTGTATCCCGCATCGACGCGGCTTATTGGGGCAGTAGAAGGATTGCAGCAGATGCCCCTCATCCTCGGCCTTATTAATACTACAGGCCACCTCACCAGGCTTTTCAGCCAGTGCAAAACCTGCTCTGTCGCATCCGCCACACAGGCCGAATGAAACAGCAAAGCCCCTACGCGAATCCTTGGGGCTGTCAGTTTGAGGTTTTGCTATCATGTCTTTCTTACTCCTTGAACTACATTATAACATTAAAAATAACATAAAGTCAACATAAAAGTTATGTCATACCCATCTTTTCTATTCACTTCTCGGTAATTTTTCTAAGTTTCTGAATTAACTGCACTTATTGGGATAAAACACAGTAAGAGGATTGATACAAACACGCTGAACTCCCTACTCCCACGCCTCTCCCAGATATTAAAAAACTATATCCCAAGGCATTATACAACGGATATAAGGGATATTAACATCCAGCATAATAACACAGGATATATAAGGGAGATGTCAATCCCTCCAAGATAACGCCCAATCTCGGATACTACATCCTGCTATCCATGCACCTGACCTGATCAAGGAACAACAGATTCCCATTATCAGGAGACAATATCCCATACCCTAAGGTGCACTATAACCCCACTCCTTAATCAAGACCACTCTAATCAATCCTCAAAACATGTAGCATACGTCCTCAAATAATGAGGATGCATAATCCATAAGTCCAGGTAGCATACTACCTCACATGTCAGGTAGACAACAAATCAACTACATCCCTTACCAACATCCACTCTATCCGCAACCAATCCCCGACAATCAGGTAGTATAAATAACTATTAAGGTCTTTGGTCATAAGGATAGACATCCAATCCCAAGTCCTATCATACGGGGTTAACGACATCCCTACCGCAGTCCCTAACCGATCAACCTAATAAGATCCACGTCAATCCCCGAATACGACCAATCCCTCTCCCAACTCACTGTCCAGTAAGACCCAGATAACAGCTCCACTCTATCCAAAGACCATCAACAATGCCTCCCTAACCATACCTGAAAGCAGATCGTATAGAGCCGGATTCAAGATAGCTAAGGATAACAAAGGCTGGGAGGTCACTCCCTATATGACAATAACCAAATACCTGCTCCTGACCCCGCTAAAAACCCGATAGTAAGACCTCATCCCTAAAATCACCTTGAATCGATCTGCTTCCTCAAAACTTTGAAGTATGCCAAAATGGCACACCTGCATATTTTGATGATATCACTTTGTGGCACTTTAAAAGTTTTAATACTCTATTTTGGCACATACCCCAAAATGGCATAGGCCATTTTAGACTATTAAACTTTTTAACACCGCCAATTTGGCATAGGCCAAAACGGCATAGTAGTTTTAGGGCATACTCTGCTATGGCTTTTTTATTTCACCCTGTTTTTAAAAGGCTACAGTTCGAATTCAGCCACAAAAAATGCCCTACAGCTTTCGCCATAGGGCATTTTCAGTTTCAGCCTGTCAGATACAGGCCAGATTTTTACAGTTTGCCGATGAAACTGTAACGTTCGTTTTCAAGGCAATTTTCGTCGAGCACGTAAGCCCGTTTCAAAGTAACAGTACGATGCCGAATAAAGGCTTTAATTTGCGATGGCCGTCTGAAATCTTTGAAGTGTTTTTTGCATGAGCCTGATTTGCCCATGCAAGCTGAAGCAACTGCCATCAATTCTTCAGCCGTAAGCCCGTCTGAAGTGTTAATCAAGGCACGATCTAATGCCGCTGTAATGGGCCTGTTGACTTTCGCCCCGACGCCGTTCAGCCATTCTGAGGCTTCTTCAAACGTCTTGAACGATGGCACGTTCTTGACTGCCGTAGCGTAACGACAGTAACGCCCTCTGCGATCATTGCCTTTCTGTCGAATTACTTTCACTCTTTTTTTGTTAGCTGCTTTTGACATGTTGCCCTGCCTTTCGCCTCTTTTGAGGCTGCTATGTGTTTCTGCCCAGTACGGGCATTGCTTTCTTTTATAAGCAATTGTTGTGCCAAACATATAAAAGACTTATCATTTCAGCGTGTTATGAAAGGCAGTTTATGGCAATGTTATGTTAGAATTATGTTATACTATTATAGTAAAATGCATAACGTATTGATATACTTATATATAAAAATTCAAGTAGCTACTATTTGTATACAATGTAGCTATACGAAAACGGGCATCCTGCTACAAACTATGTAGAAAAAACTACAAAAGATGTAGACCACATAGTTTGTAGCATAAACATCATAGTATGTAGGGCAGCATGATTTGTACGTAGTGTTACGTTTCGATACAGCTACATATTATGAGGATGTTTTCGACATTTTGTGTAGTAGGGCTACAGAGTTTGGGAATTGATGACTTGTGCGTAGACATATGTTACATTTCGATACACTGTTTCATATCGTAACACATCCTCATAATTTGTAGTATCTACATAGTTTGAGGTAACACAATTATATCATCTACATAGTTTGAGGTACAATGTCTGATAACATGTATTATGTAAACTTTTGCACTATATGTGCAGGGATATGCACAAATGATGCATCAAATAATGAGGATAGCCCCTACATATTATGAGGTGGCCCCTCGATTTACTTTGAAGCCGCCCCTTTGTCGTCTGGCCGGGGGTACCCACCATAAAATTTTTTCCACACTTCTCCAGAAAGTGTTTTATCCCACCACCCATATAAAAACGGTACTTTAACCCCCTCCCTGACTCATCAACGACATCCCCGCCTGTCAATAAGATTAAATGGACTACGGAGTGGGCAAATTAAAGAATACATAGTAATCCCCATTGTTTATCGTTTTAACCTATCCATCACTTAGTAGAACTCTTACGGGGCGAAAATTAAAAGTACTTGACAGGGATGTGTGGTTTTTGTTATGAATTGTTATGTGGAAGTTATGTTGTTTTCCCGATTGTGGACTCATAATCTACTCGATGTACATCTTTTAAGGACAAGGAATTTTATCCATGGCACATGTATTTCCCCCCAAATTTAGAGAGAACCACGGGAAGTTAATGATAAGGAAGGGAGAGTTTTATACCATTAACAACCTGTTTAACACATGGGAGATTATACCGGATTGTACTGCGTTTCATCCAAATCCTTGTGTGGCAATGAATATGTGCCATCATGGTAAGGAGGTTGGAAGTAAGTGCGGAGTACAGACCGAGTATATGGAAGTAATCACCGAAATTATTATCAGGAACTTCAAGGAGGAGCTGTCGGAGTCGGATTTGTACAGGGTAGGGATGCATCTTATCCCATTGTATAATGTCTTATGTAAGCTGAAGATTGCTATGGTAGGGGTGGAGCAGGTTACTGTCCACGGTCCTCGGGGAGGGATTGCTATGCATCCGATCTTTAAGGAGTTTCGGCAGCAGATCAAGATTATCGAGGATACGTGGAAGAGTATCGGTATATCGGAGTTCCCTGATCCTCATAGTCCTTTGGGACCACGTAAGAAGAAGGGTAAACGTCCGCCTTTGGGTATGAAGAAAGCGGGAGATGGACACGTTACTTACTACTCCAAGATGGAGGCGGAGGCCTTGGGTAATGGAACTCCTTCTAAGTAAACGGACTATAGAGGCCCATGCTCCAAGGGTTTATGTTCCGGGAGATTATAGGGACGGGGCGGAGGGGATGATAGATTGGTGTAATACCCATGTCTGTGTTCCTATATATCCGATCAATGAGGATGGGAAAGCGTTGTATTCGGAATGGTGTTTGTTAGGGGAGTTGCCGGATACCTTACATCCTAAGACCAAAAAATCATATAAACAGATGTGGGAGGCGCAGCAGGAGATACTCCGGGAAGCCTTACGAATGGAAGATGGAGAGTTCGTATACCGGTTGCTTATCTTCTGTTGGATGCGTGGTGAAGGGAAGTCGTTATTAGCGGTCTTAATACAATTGTGGAAGTTTTTCAACTGGCCGCGTCAACAGATCATGCTTGGTGCTAACTCGAAAGACCAGGTTAAGTTCGTTCACTTTGATATTATGAGGGATATTATCATCAACAGTCCCCGGTTGATGGAGATGGTCGGCCCTCGGGGGAATATACAGGAGAAGGAGATACGGCTGAAGGACGATTATGGGGACATTAAATCCCTGATTCGCAGTATCTCATCTTTTAGTGGTATCGTGTCTAATATTACGGGGTATACGTTCTCCGAGATATTTGACATGAAGAAACCGAAATTCTTTACTCAGCTTGATGGATCTATTCGTAACATTCCCAATGCCCTCGGTGTGATCGATTCTACGGTATCATCCAAACTGCATGTTTTGTACCGGTTGTATGAAAACTTTACTTTAGGGAAGACCAAGGCGGTCTTCTTTTCATACCGGTGTTCGACTGATGCTGATTTATTGGATTATTGGAATCCCAATATGACGGAAGATCAGTTGTCAGATTATCAGGTTAAGTTTCCCTTTGGGGAGTTCGAACGGTACTTCCAGAATTTGTGGAGTGCAGGTATCGACCAAGTGTTTTCATCGGAGATGATTGAGGAGATGGGGATACTTGGATGTGATGGAGGGATATTGAATCACTCTGATATTAGGGAGACATTGGTTGAGAGGAATAAGCTTGTAGAGGTGTTGGGGGAATTGAAGGGAAGGGGACTCAATACCAAGTTTAGGCGAATACAGGATGCTACATTCCGAGTAGATGCATATAATGATCGGTTGAAGTCTGTCGAGAATCTTTACCATATAAGCGAATTCAATGCTCCGTGTGTTCCGGACTTCTTATCGTTTCAGAATTTGACGGACGTGTTTGATACCCATTTTGCATTGATGGCTGGAGTTGACTTTGGGGATCCTTTTGCCCTTAACTCTCCTGCCAAGACGATACTGGTAGTCGTTGCCAAGGGACTACCGGGAAGTAGATCCTCCCCCTACCAATTTGTGGCAGGGCAGTCCGATCCTCGTTATCTATACCTGGTATTATATGTTACCGCTATTAACAAGCACGATCATGGTCTTGTCAAACAGGAGCTGGATGTTATTCATACAGGGTTTGAAGGAGTGGACGTTCTTTGCTCGGAGCGTTACGGTGCTTGGGATATTCAAGGGTGGTGTGACGACCGGGGAATTGACTTCCAACCTATACATCCTACGTATGATAAACAGAAGGAAGCTTTCAAAGCGGTTCTTGAGCCTGTAAGGGATGGGAGATACAAATGCCCCCCAACGGGAGTTCCTGGAGTTAAAAAGAGAGATATCATTCAGGAAGAGTTCGCTATGTTCAATCATGACGATAACAAGAAGTGGTTTGGAAGCACTGAAAAGGGAGAGAACGCTGGAGTGCAGGATGACTTCATGTTTGCTAATGCGTGGTGTATATATGGTGGACGAAATCTGTCTGTGGCTGATTTCCGCATCAGACAAGGCATATTGAACTTCGGTACGTTTGTTCCTGGAACTGGCCTGTTAGGAAATTACGCTTAAAAATCATTTATTTATATTGGTATGCGTAACTAAGTGTTACGGAGTGCTGATTAGGACTATTGACTTTTACCTTGAAGTGTGTTTTCCTGGAATCATATTTATTCTTTTGCGTGTTTTGGGATCATACGATATGTAGTATAAAGGGCTTTAAATGGACGCTTTAAAAGATTTCGATAAAAACCTGAATATGCTGAAAGAGGTTCCTGCCGAAGTTCTCCAAAGAATTTCTTTTACTATGCCGTGGCAACATGACCCAAACACCGGTGATTACGTTGATCCCGATGGGTTTTCACCTGTTTGGGATATAAATAAAGAAGAATCCGCCGCTGTTCGTGATCTTTTACAGGCAACTTGCTGGAATAAATTCCAAAGAAACCCCCAAATCAATACAGCAGTCCGTGGAATGATGGGCAGATTAACGGGATTTGGTTACGAATCCTCATCTGGGGAGTGGAAAGTCCAGCAAGCCATTGAGGAAATTGAGGAAGATCCTCGAAATCGCTTGTATACCTTCTGGCCCAAGTATGTTGGAAGGGCTTACGTAGAAGGTGAATTGTTCCTTCTTCTCACATTACACCTGGATGGGTTTGTTGAAGTGGACTTTATCGACCCAAGGCTTGTTAAGGGAGGGGGAACAGACGATACAGGAATTATCTTTCACTCTCGTAAACGAACTATGCCTTTATTCTATAACGTTGATTTTGATGGGAACGGGGAGTTTGAGCAGATTCCATCGATTTTCGTAGGCCGGTACCCTTCTCTTGTGGCTGATGCACAGGCCCAAAAGAGCTTTGAAGGGAGTTATGATCGGAAACGACAGTCGGCAAGCCGGTCTTTAAAGCACAAATTCAGACCGTTGGGAGGCTACAGGCGTTTCATGGTATCTTGGGATATGGGACTCATAACTCGGAGATCTGTCTCTTACCTCAGGACGACAATCCAATGGCTCAATCATTATGAAAATCTTAAGCGGTATGAAATAGACCATAAAAAGTCGAGTGGAGCTTACGCATGGGTTTTTAGTTTTGAGGATGTGAAAGCTTTTCAAACTTGGTTATCCCTTACAGACGACCAAAGACGGAAAACAGGAATCGCTCAGAAGATGGTACCCGGTAGTAGACTTGTTCTTCCCCCTGGAATGACTGTCAAGGCCGAAAATCCCAATCTTACCTCCATTAAAGATCAAGATACGGATATTCTTCAGATGGTCATTAGCGGGCTGAACGAACCATCCGATGTTACTACCGGGAGCCCTTCTGGGCCATTCTCATCCGTTAAAGCGGCAAGGGGGCCGATGTCGGATAGAACATCCGATGAAATTTCCTATTTCGAGAATTTCCTCAGATTCGACTTTTGGGGGAGTATCTTCTTTCTGAAGAAAACAATTGGAACATTTCCTGAGTTCTTGAGAGTCAAAAAGGCTGTTGGGTGGGAAGAACAAGAACCCGTTTTTAAAAAGGTCCCACGCAGACCGGAGAAACTGATCGAATTTCAATTCCCGACTTCAGAGACAATCGATTCCGAAGGTAGGGCAAGGGCATTTCTTGGGGTTAAGCATGGTCCGATATCAGAAACGCTCGGAATTCCCAATAAGGAAGTGGCGAGAAGACTTGGTGTTGGTGGTTATGCTAAAGCTCGATTGGACAAAGCGACAGAGGATGATACGTATCCTGAACTTGTTTATACAGTTGATGCGGAGTCTTTGCAAGAAAGCACGGAAGGTGAACCTTCTAAAAATGATAAGAAAGAGAACGAATAATTTTAACGGAGGATAGGAGGATGGCTAAAAAACTGGAGAAAGTCCCGAATGGTGCATTAAGGCTTGTCGATGTTGGTTCTTCTGTTGCCTGTGCGTTTGCCGAAGACGGAGCCGATGGAAAAAAACTCCGTATGGTGGCGTATTCAGGGGGTATAATCAAGGACCATTGGTGGTGGGATGATCTGGCAATCGATGTTTCCGGAGTGAAGTTTGATCGTGCTAAGTTCCCGGTTTTGGAACAGCATGATACACGGAAGAAGGTTGCGTTCTCCAAGAAACCCCTCAAAGAAAACAATCAGCTTGTTCTCAATCCAGATACGACTGTCTTTGTAGACACCCCTTTCAGTGAGGAGTTCCAAAAGCTGTCTCAACAGGGCTTTCCTTATCAGGCAAGTATTTATGCCATTCCAACAAAGGTTGAGCGTATTTCGGAGGGATCAAAAGCTGAAGTGAATGGTTTTACGATGAAGGGTCCGGCAACGATTTGGCGTGAATGTTTCTATCAGGAAGCATCTGTCTGTGTGTTCGGATGGGACAAGAAAACCGAGTCCCGGGCTTTTTCACGAGAGGAAAAGACCGAGCTTGAAATTGAGGAGCTTGGACTCAGCGTCGATGAGGACGTACAAGATGAATCTTCAACCCAGGAAGAGGAGGTGAATTCGATGGATCTCAAAGAGTTTAAAGAGAAATTTGCGGATGTGGCGGAGGAATTCGCTATGGAAATCAGGCTTGCCGTTACCAAGGAAAAGGACAAAGAGTTCGACAAGGAGCGTGAGACCTTTAACTCCCAGTTGGGCGATATGTCCAAGCGGCTGGATGAAAGCGATGAGCGGATTGCCAAATTCGAAAAATCGGAAACGATCCGGACCGAGAACGAACTCCGGGTGGAGGCCGACAAGATTTGGGATGTTGCATTGGCGAAATCCGAACTCCGGGAAAGCCTGTATCCCAAGGTCCGCAAGCATGTTTCTTACTCCAAATTCGTGAATGAAAACGTTTTGGACGTGGAGAAGTTTGCGGAGACCGTTGCTGGAGAGATTTCGGATTGGGAAGGCCGTACCAAATCTGAGGACGTGGTTCTTGGCACAGGAACCGGAGGCCGTTCCGCACTTGGTGCCGATGGGGCGGATGACGACAAGGAAAAACTCGCAAACAAGGAACGTACCAGTTCCCTGCTTGCCTTGGCGGGACACAAGGAGGACAAATAATATAGGCAAATCGTTTGTTGCAATTGGAATTAATTTAAAACCATTTGAGGAGGTGAAAACTTATGGATATTCCTGGAGTGATCATCGGACAACAGAAGGATTACAAGGAGATTTACGTCTATGGGGATGAGGGGGTCTTGAAGATTCCGAGCATTACCCTCCAGTTAGGCTACGGGTTAATCGAAGCGGGTTCAGCTTTGGCTAAAAATCTGTCGGCGGCTGGAAACCTGGCGAAACTCGTTCCTTACAATCCGACAACCTTTACCGGCGGTGCCAGTGAAAACCATCCGGGACGTGCCTATCTGGTAGCGAATACCGGAGCAACGGCAACGACCTGTAATGTGACGCTGGATGATAGCTACAAGTTTGCGGTAGGGGATGATCTTATTATCAATGATAACGTCACCTCCGCGGAGAATCTTGGAGCCATCACCACAATCGACCGGACCACGTATTCAAATTACGCGGTCATCACTTTCACCACAGCAATCGGCGGAACAGCCTTTACCACGGCGCGTTTCGGTCATGTATTTGTTGAAGCCGGAACTTCCGGTAACAACTATTCCGACTGTGTGGGTATTCTCGAAAAGACGGTTGATACCGGCACCGGCGTAAACGCCAAGGGAGCAGTTGCCACATTGGTGTGGGGGAACTGTGCGCTTTGGAATGGTATGCTCACGAATGTTGATGCGGCGGCACGGACTGACATTTCTGCCACCGTTTTCGGCCAACAGCTTATGATCAGGTAAGCACCCCAAGAGGGGAGGTGAAGTAGATATGAAGAAAAGCGAACTTATTAAAATGTTGGCCGAAATGGGTGTGGATGTAAATCAGTTTGCACGTGGAAGCGCAGACATCCCGGATCTGAAGTTGGAAGTCATTCAGGATTTTATGACTACCTTCATGAAGCCCCCGGAGTTGGTGCTTTCGAAACTGTTTCCTGTTTCCGACTCTCCGTCCAGCACGATCAAGTGGGAATCTCAGCGTGGTGGTAGGGGAATGACTCCGTTTGTTGCCCCCGGCGCACCTGCCCCGGTAACTGCTCCGTTTGGGTTTGCGAAACACCGGGCGGAAGCGGCATACTGGAAGGAGAAGATGTATTTTGATGAGGAATTCCTCAACAATCTCCGCAAGCCCGGAACCGATTCCGTTTACGACGAGGCCCGCGAAAAGGTCGCAACCAACCTGGCGGCATTATCGGCTCGTTCCGACCGAAGGCTGGAGTGGATGTTCTCTCAGATGCTTTCCGGTGGTACCATCACCTATGAGGTACAGGGTGGTTACAAAATGACCTTGGACTATCAGATTCCGTCTGATCATATCGTCTCCTTGACGAGTGATTATTATTGGGATACGGGTTCAAGCCGAAACATCCTCAAGGACATTCAGGACGCCAAGATCAAGGTCAAAAAGGCGTGTGGGGCAGTTCCCAATTACGCCATTTTCAATTCCCAGGTGCTGAAACATCTGGCAAACGACACCACGATCCGGCAGCTTCTTCAGAAGAATTATTTTGGAGATGGTCGCCTGTTCAATGGTACTGGAGGTTCTGCTTCTGGTATCCATGAACTGATCGGTGTCAATCCGTCCATTATTGGAGGGCTTCTGGACATCGAAAACTTTGTGGTCTTCGATGAAATGTATGAGATCCGTGCTTGGTTGACAGCCGCCGTGACTGGTGGTTCCACCACATGGGTTTTCGTTGACAAGGTGGAAGATTTCAAGACCGCCGAGTTGCTCCGATTTAACGATCAGAGTGCGGGGACTTATGAGGAACGGTACATCATCAGCATCGATACCGAAGGTTCCAGAATTCAAGTCGCCTATCCCCCGGCCAGTTCGTATAAGGCAGGGGAGGACTTCGTCACCATGGTGACACCGTACATTGCGGACGATAAATTCATCATGTTTGCGTCCCATGTTGACGGTCAGCCCATTTCCAAGTACAAACGTGCACCGTTTGGCTTGGAGCGTCACTATGGCAAATTCACCGACAAGAAACCTGCGTGGGATCCGGAAGGATTGTGGGTCCGTGTTCAGGATAAAGGCTTGCCCGTTCTTATGCAACGGGATGCGGTCTATATCCTTGATGTTACGGCGACCACTGGTCAGTCAGCTACCACAACGACGACCACAACGACGACCACAACCACAACCACAACAACCAGTTCGACCACAACCACCACCGCCTAATAGCGGAGGAGGAGTGACATGATCACAAAAGTCCGTCTGGTAAAGACGTTAAAAGCGGGAAACGATGTCTGGATAGCAGGACTTGAGCTTCCTAATAGAGCCATGCCTGTTATTCCAGACACGCTTTTGAAAGAGGTCAGACGAAGAACGGGGACGGTGGAGGTCCTTGAACAAAAGACACCCCCGCCGATTCCCGTTCCTAAAATCGTCATAAGCGACACAAAGACCTCAACAACATTGGTTTCAAAGACCTCAAACGATATTACTCCACTCACAGTTGAGGAGGAGGAGTTTGAGGAACAGGTCAAGGGAATTCCTCAAGAGGGGGAAGACAAAGCCCAGGTGAAGACCGATAAAACGAGTCCAAAAAAGCGATCTAAAAAGGCTCCTGAGCCTAAACGAGAGTTAAAACCGAGAACCAAACTAAAACTTCAGGTTAGATCATGACCAGAAATGAGCTTATAGTAAAGTTACAGCAAGAGGTAAAGGGACTCACTTCTTATCTGGAAGAAGAGGATTATGATAACGCTATTGACGATGCGTTGAGGGACACAGGTTGGTCCCTTCCTACTACTGTTAACTTTAATATAATTTGGATAAAAGATAGGGCAAAAAGACACCTGTTCTTTTATCTCCAATCCGAATCTGCTCATAAGTTTAAGTTCGAACAGATTAATCTCCAACATCGATTTGCCCATTATTCTAAGTTGATTGAAATAGCGGACAAGAATTTTGAGGAAGCCAAAAGGGATAATCCCGAACATTTTTCCGGAGTGGATGCTTTTAAGACTTTTGGACATCAAGTTGATGCTGGATTTGCTTATGATGGGAATGGTCGTGATATTACATATGACACCGATCAAAATGTTTTGTTTGGTCCTAATGAGACCGATTAATGTCTATCGCATTAGATGTCAAGGACGCAATCATAGAGGCTGGCGTTGCTACAACCATACTTAGGGATTCTGGCAATGTTACCGGCAATTACATTAAGTATGACTTGAACGCTCAGGTCACAAAGCCTTTTATTCGGGAACACTTTATTGAATTGATGCTCCCGAGTGATTATCCTGCCGAAGTCGGTGAAATAATCCAAGTAGATGTTTCGGGAATCAAATACATGTTGATGTCCACGACTCCCAACATGTTTGAGAATTCCGTTAGCTACTACTCCGCAGTTATGTATAAGACCAATGTGGTTGTTGATGTCAAGCGTCCTTCGGAAGATGATTGGCCTACGCAGACATACCATAAGGTTACGGAGTGGACTACTGTTGCGGCGGATGTCAATGCCCTTCTCTCGGACCCTCTTTTTGGGACTGATCTTGAAACAGACCAACAGATTGCTTTCTATGACGTTTTTGTTGGGGAGTTGTATATCGCTTCCTCAGTTGGAATTGAAGTCAATGATCGGATTCGTATCGTATCGGATGAGTACTACAAAGTAGAAACGGTTCTTCGGAATCGATTCAACGGCGTGGATGTGTGTAAGGTTGTGGAAGACAGCCGACCGGCTTGTACTACTACAACCACGACTACTACAACCAGTTCAAGTACCACAACAACTACTGCTCCATAGGGGGAGTGATGGACAAGCAAGTGAAATGTATACATTGTATGAGGGACACATCTTCCTACTATGTGTTTGTTGCGAATAAGGGTCCATTATGTCGTGTATGTGCCACGATTGTAATGGGAAAAGAAACCAAGAACAATGAAAAGCCTGATCCAAGGTATACGACTTAGAAACTATGGTTGATTATGGTGACATAGCGATTCCGTTTATTCTGTTCAATCGACAGCAGATTGGTATTATTGTTAATGCCATCCGCAAGGTCGAAGTGCAGGTGAAAAGGGAGAGAGATTTGCTTCCCTATGAAAATGCCATTGACTATATCAGCCTCCTTCATAAAAATATCACTCAGGGGACGTTTTCAACTTCTTATCCTCCGTATAGCCCACGATATGCAAAGTGGAAAGTAGAAACGATGAGGATGGGAAGCAGCTTTTGGATTTTGAAAGGGGATCTGTTACGATCTCTTACAGTCATTAAGAAACGGTGGGGATTTGTTGGGGGCATTCCTCTCAATGCTATGGATTCCGGAGGTAAATCTTGGCATGGGACAGGAGACAAGGGTCCCAGAAAATCCATAACAATGTATGCTAAAACTATTGAATTTGGATTAGGCAAGCAACCGGCCCGTCCTGTTTTCGAACCTACGGGAGAGCAGTTTTCAAAGGCGGGGTGGTTATTAAATGCCAAACAATCAATGGATAGAATAGGGCGTGTTTGGAGGAAATAATGGGGGAAATAATTGTTGAATCAGTTGCTCCAAGGGATATTTATATTCGACTTCTGTTTCCTATGAGTCGATTAGATCAACTCCTTGAAATGTTGAGCAAATGCAAAGTGGAATATAATTCTGAGGACGAACCCGAAACTGCGGCGGCTGTTCAATATGTGGAAAAAGAGTTCTTTCCTCAGATGGAAAAACTTATTGGGGAGATAAAGGATCAATATGGCTCTTGAACCAACAGCGAGAGAAGCGAACTATTTGGACAGTATCAAGAAGTTTTTTGTGGATAACATAAAAACTGCTTCAGGTATTGCCTTGTTATTTGACCCTTCATTATCTACTCCTGATTTAATTGGGAATGGTCCTTCTAAAATAGACCGATGGGTGACGGTGGCCCCTGGTTCTTTAGATTTAGATCATATGTCAACGGCAATCCTGACTGTTTTTTGTTGCACAAGACGGGACAATGAGGGATTCAAATTGGCCCAATTGCGGGATACAGTTATGGGGTATTTGACAGATGTTGATGCAACTGATGGAATGAAACGAATCACTTTTTATCGGAGTTATCCAGAACAGGCATGGGAAGATATTGGGGGAATTCTCGTTCAGGATGTAAATGAATCTCTCCATGGAAGATTGGATGATAATACAAAATATAAAGGGCTGATTGTCAGGCTAAGATTCGCCTCCAAATTCTAAGCGGGGTAAAACGCTTTCAGATTTTAGGGGCAACTCAGTATATGCAAATTTATTTGAATCGTTTTTAGGCACTAATAAGGTCGGAGAATCAAGATGTTTCTACGTTGCACAAAATGTAAAAAGAAGTTGATCAAAAGGCTACCAAATGGACTCTTACGATTTGAGTTCGGTAACTCACCAAACGGGAAAAGACCGGTGTTTATGGAGATATACGGATCTGTGAAAATTCGTTGTCTTCGGAAGAGTTGTGGGGATATGAATATCTTTACCTTCTTTCCGCCCTCCCCTCTAAACGAGGAAAAAGGCTAACCGGTAACTAACATTTATTTTTTATCAAAGGAGGAACATTATGCCCAGAACAGGTCCAGTAACAAAAGACACCACGACAATTGCATTGGGGTTAGCTCAGATCCGAGTGATAGGGGCTTCTGCAACCTACATCGGGCAGGTTGCCCCAATCCTTGCTGCTGCTAACTCGGTGGGAGCACTGGCCTCCACCAGATTTGTGGGAAACACCGACTTCTTCAAACTGGAGTCCGGGTTTCCCCTTCTGGAGGATGCTGTGTTTCCTTTGAGGGAGGCAGCGTCCCTTGAATTGGCATTTAAGGAGATCACACCCAAAAACATGGCCCTTGCCAGAGGTCTCGATCCGGACGACTACTCCGCAGCCCATACAGGTGCGTTGCCGTTGGGAACCGTTTCCACCCCTGAAGTGATTCGGATGGAAGCTGTTTACACCTATCCGGATGGGACCAACACAATGACCATCATATTCCCGAGAGCGCAGGTTGTTGCGAATACAGAAGTGGATTTTGCTTCCGAGGAACCGGCGGCTGTTGCAATCACCATCGAATCAAAACGTGCCGACTCGGAAGTCACCGGCGGACATATTATCTGGGATGGTATGCCTTTGGGCCGAATCGTTTGGAATGACGGTACCAATACCACAACCACAACCAGTTCAACAACCACAACAACTGCTCCTTAATGGAGTCTGGTAACACAACCTAAGTAGGAGGCCGTAATGCCGAAATTGAAACCATCGTTGAAACCCAAAGTAAAAAAAGTTGTTATCGGGAATCGTCCCGATGTTATGACAGAGATTAATATCTATCCTTTGTCAATGGCAGATCAGATGGAATTTACCGAAGTGTTGTCGGAGGGACTTAAAGCTTTGTTTCCTTCGGACAACACTGCTGTTGATGATACTGTATTTTTCAATCACATCGCCACGTTTATCCAGGATAATATAGCTGTTGTCTTGGGGTATTTGATAGACGAGAAACCGGAGGATGTGTTGAAATCAATTACCAATGAGCAAGTTCTGGAGATAGCCGAGGTTGTCTATCAAGTCAATTACGCCTCTGTCTCAAAAAAAGTGAAAAGCCTCCTCGGACGGACGGGAATCGTGCCTCCATCGAGGAGGCAGTTTCGTTCGTCCTTGAAATCTACCCTGGATACCGACTTGAACACTTCTACGTCAGAGGGTACCGAGAAGGAGGAGTAACTGTAGACCAGCTTCTCACTTTATTTGAACATGCTCAGAAACGTGAATCAGAAAGGATCCGGGTCAATGCAAAGATCCACGGAGCTAAAATTAAAGAAACTCATAAATTTGAGGAGAAGCCCCCGGATGGATTCGTTTTCGGCGACCCGGATTCCTATAGTGATATGCCAGAGAAGGATCGTAAAGCTTTGACTGATCGGATGAAAAATAAGCATATGCTCTGGTCGGGAACTACCACCGGCCAAATGGGAAAGGGAATTAAGTAATGCCCGCTGATCGGACTTTAGAACTTGGGGTTCTTTTTACTGCGAGGGCTAACAGTGCCTTTACGCAAAACCTCCGTCGTTTACGTTCAGCCTTAATGGATTTGAACAATCTGATGGGAAAGGTTGAGAAGACCACTCGGAAGGTCTCAAGAACTACTGAGCAAGCGACAAAGGCACAGGACAAACTTGCCAAGTCCCTTAAAAAAGTGGACGATGAGGCGAAAAGGCAGACCAAGAGTGTTTCAAAGTTAAATATGGCATGGGATTCCGTGCTTCGATCTCTTAAAACCGTAGCAACTTATGGTGCTGCTGGAGCTGTTCTATTTGGGATCACAAATTCGTTAAGGGCTGGAACTCAGGAAATTATAGAGTTCGACCAAGCCTTAAAGAATCTCCAGGCAATCTCCGGGGCTACTGATGCGGAGATTGCCGTGATGGGCGATACTCTGGAGAGGATCGCTACAGTCACGAAGTTCTCCACCACTGAGTTGGCAAAGGGTATGGTTTTGTTGACTCAGGCTGGATTTAGCGCATCCGAAGCGATTAATTCTATGGATGCCGTGTCAACCCTTGCTACTGGTACCTTGAGTAGTTTGGAAATGACAACCGACCTTCTTACCACTACTGTACGTGCATTCAATCTGGATGCTGTTGAATCTACTCGTGTTTCGGATGTGATGGCAAATGCTATCAATAAGTCCAAACTTACCATTGACAAACTACGAATCGCTTTTAACTTCGTTGGTGCAACTGCGGCTCAAGCAAATATCAGTCTGGAAGAGACTGGAGCCGCTATGATGACCCTTGCGAATAATGGTCTTAGAGCAAGCACGATTGGTACTGGTTTACGTCAGGTAATCAGTCGGCTCCTCGCTCCAAGCCGGAAACTCCGGGAGGCCTATGAAGAATATGGAATTGAATTAGACAAGATCAGTCCCGCCACAAACGGATTTTCAGAATCCATTAAAAATTTAGCACCTCTCTTGATGGGAACAGAGAAGGGGACTGTGGATATGGCAAAGGCATTCCGATTGTTTGGTCTTCGGGGTGCCCAAGCTGCCGCAATCCTTATTAAGTCTTATATGTCTGGTGATTATGAGAATATGTTGGACAAAGTTCGTGAAGTTGGGACTGCGGAAGAAATGGCGGCGAAACAGGCCGAAGGATTACAACTTCAGATTAAACGGTTAACTGATAGGGCTAAGGTTCTTGCTTTGGCAATTGGGAAGGGCGGCCTTCGGAATGTGATGATGGCGTTTGTAAAGGCCATTTCAGAAACCATTCTTTTGATTGGGCAGTTGGCTAATACTTGGGTGGCACAGGCCATTATGCAATTTACAGCTTGGACAGTGGCGATTGGGGCCACCTCAGCAGCTCTTGCGTTCCTTGGAAATTATTTATGGACAACGATGATTCCTGGAATGATAAAGTTGATTGGTTTAATGGCAACCAATCCTTTTGTAATATTTGCAGGATTGCTTACTACAATTGGAGTTGGGTATACTCATTACACTCAGCGGATTGTTGCGGCAAGAGAGGAAACTGAAAAAGAAGTAGTGGAGGTAAATAACCTTCTTAATTTGTTGTCTGTTTATGGGGAAGTATTAGATGATCTTAATGAAAAGAGGAAGGAAGATTCCTCTTTAAATAAACAATATGAGGCGACATTAAAACGGTTTAAGTCTGAGCTTGAAAAATTAAGTGATACATATCCGGAATTGATCAAGAATTTGGATTTGGCGACTACTTCCCATGAGGAGTTGGCTGAATCTATGATCAAGGTTGAGAAAGCGGCTGTCAGGATGAATCTCCAAAACAGTTTGGATGTGCTATCTGGGTATGTAAATGAGATTGCTCGGCTTAAAAAGCACGGAGATCCTACAGGGGCATTGACAGCGGAGCAGATTAAGGGAATGGCCGAGGCTACGGATGTGTTGTCTTTAGCTATGGCTGATGCTTTGAATCAGGGGAAACTTACTTGGGGACAGATTGAGGGTTTCATAAATATTTTTAAGGCCAAGGGAAAGGATTTTGCCTCGGCGGCGGAAACTTTATTTAACAAAACTTTGGAAAAATATACCAATATGCTCAGTGTAATGGATGAGCAAGCCCAAAAAATAAGGGATAAATTTGCCGAGCTCCCAGAGGTTTTTAGAAATATTAAAGACTCTTTGGATCCTGAAGGGCTTGCTCTTTGGGCTAAGACTATTAACAGTATGGAAGCGGAGATTGCTTCATTTAAGAAAAATACGGAAGACCTTCTAACCAGTGAGGAAATTGCCGTTGGAATAGCAGGAATCATAAAGAAAAAATATAGGCAACTTCTTCATGATTTGGGAGAAACCATTCGTAATGTGGATAAAGAACTTGAGGACTTTTTTAAAGAGATTGATAAGGAGAGTGAAAAGCTTGATAAGGATGAGTTAAAGCGGAAGAAAAAAGCCGCTAAAGCAGGTATGAAAATCCTTTGGGATAGTTACAAAGAACAGGAGAAAATGCTCAAGAGTTATATGGAGGAGGATGAAAAGGCCACCCAACTCCTCCTTGATAATTATATTGAATATATCGAAGACAAATCCAAATGGGATCAGGAGTATTGGAATGGTAGAGAAAAACTCCTGCGTCTTAGTATTAATAAAGAAGCAAGGGAAATGAGGGCGGCGTTCGCTAAAGAAGAAGAAATAATTGGTATGAAACGCCGAAGATGGAAGGAGTTTTACGATGAACAAACCGAATCTATAGGAACCTGGTCGGAAGGGTTCTCCCTTGCTATGGAAAAAATGGGCAAAGATATGGAGTCATGGGCGCAACAGGGGACAAAACAGGCTCAGGACTTGGCTCGAAATCTTGAAACAGCTCTTGGTGACACCTTTTATGATATGTTTAGAGGCAACATAAAAGATTTAGGTGAGGTGTGGGAAGAATTTACTAAATCCATGTTGCGTTCTTTTACTGCTTCACTTGGGCAAATGGCTTCCAATTGGTTATTGTTCGGAGAGGCTACAAAGGGAGGAGTTGGGGGTGGCGGTGGAGCAGTTAGTGGCGGTGGGGGCATTCTTGGAAGTTTAATAGGAGGGGTTAAAAATAGCATCATTGGAGAAGTTCTGTCTCCTGTCACAGCTGGAATCAAGGATTTTGTTGGCGGAATTGGAACCAGTATTTCTTCTGCTTTGGGGTTTGGCGCATCTTCTGTTACTTCTTCGGCGGGTGCTGGACTTGCGGCTATGGAGGCTCTTACTACTGGGGGAGCTGTTGGCGGGGGAATAGCAAGTGGTGGCATAATGGCGGCTTTGGGACCCATAGGCATTGCCGCCGGACTTGGACTTCTTGCATCAACCCTCTTGTCAGATGATGGACAAGAGTTTACTATGGACGAGTGGAACTCCCAACTCAACGATGCCCTTAAATACAAACCCGGACGGGGCATTGCCCCCCATGATATCCGACATGGCCCGGGAGGCAACGAGTGGTACGAACCTATCGCAAACAGCTACCTTGAGGGAATCGAATCCCTTACAAACAATTTCAACGAGGAAGTTTTAGGCATTATTCAAACCCTTCCAGAGCAGTACAGAGAGGGATTCGAAGACCTTCTTTCTCAGGCCGATTTTACAGTGGATAGCATTGCACAGGGAACATATGCGGAGGAGGATGCTCAAGCTGTAATCCAGTCTATGTTGGAGCAGTATAGCGATAAACTTTCCACTGCCTTTTTCGAAGCAGCACAGGGAGAACTCGGAGACTTTATTCTTGGAGGGGGAACATATGGTGGATTCCTTCCTACAGAGTTTTTAGAAGGTCTCAGCATTGATACAGAGGAGGAATTAGCACGATCCCTTGAAAGTGTCCTTAAAGTTACTGATGCATTTGACCAATATATAGAGCAAGCAACGGAGCAGTATAGACAGTCCATAGAACAAGCTATAGAAGCGGCCATAACGGAAAACGAACGGGCCGTTGAAGCTTATAAGAAATTGGCGGACGCTACGGCATCTATGGCAGATTCCATTGTTGATACTATCCGAAGTCTTCAATATAGTGATCTTAATCCGCTTGCCACTCCAGCTACTCGATTTGCAATGGCACAGGCGGATTATAATGCATTTCTTTCTTCCGCAAAAGCGGGAGATGTTGCGTCTGCTGGAGATTTAAGAGGGTTTGCAAGTACCTTCCTTGGGTATGCAAAGGACATCCAAGATGCGGCAGTGTACCAAGAAACATTCAATAGGGTAACGTCTGATTTGCGGGAAGTAAAAACTGTAATGGACGACCAGACAACTTCTTACCTTGCTCAAATAGAAGTATTGAATGCGGATCTTCAGATTAAGCTTGAAGATTTAAGGTTGGAATTGGAGAATATCGATACAACTATCATGGAACAATTTACTGAAATGATCGAACAAATTGGTCTTAGCAGCACTTCAAGTGCTGACAAGATTGTTGCGGCATTACAAAGCATTAATTTTTCTCCACAAGTTAATGTTAATATACCATTTGGGAGAGCATATGCAAAAGGCGGAGTAATTGATGAGGCTGTATCGGGAATAACGGCATCCGGGAAAGCAATTTCGATTGCTGAAAATGAACCGGAGGTGATCGCTCCTCTTTCTACCTTTCGAGAACTTATACGCAATGGAATAGAAGGAATATCTATTCCTTCGATATCTCCCGCAAATATGATGCCAAATATCCCTACTCCTGTAGTTTATACCAACGTTAAGTTTATGCTTGGGGAGGAGGATCTTACTGACAGAGTAAAGGTTCTTATTGATGAATCATATGTGGACGCACAAAGGGCAGGGATTACTACTAACAGGAGGTTTATCCGATAATGTTATTGGTAGAAGCAACCATAGGGGGAACTCTTTATTATATATCTGATGGAACATATCATTTGACCCATCAATGGAAAGAGTTTGTCGGTAAGTTTGATCCTCCTCAATATGCGCTTAAGTCTGATCATGGTGGGCTTGCCAAGTTTAGATATGGGTCTATTCAATTTGATCCCGATTTGTTTGAAAGCACAAGCAACTTCCCTCCCCCTGTTGAAATATCTTTGACCATTTATCATAGTTCAACTACTGAGGAAGCCAAAGTCCAAGTATTTACAGGGACAGGATATATTCGTGAGTTTGGGATTGGGATTGTAATTTATGATTTGCATGGTCCGGATGATTATGATGAAACTGTGGCAGATTCTACGGCTTACAATGACGATTTGGAAACTGTTATAGATACCATCCTTACTGCCATTGCGGAGATAAGTACAGTTGATACCACATATGCTCGTGCGTCAAGTCCTAATGTGACTTATACAACAAGTGGGGAAAATCTTTCTATTGACCTGGCATCCAACATTGCTGAGTTTTATACGCATTGTATAGAGGTTGTAGGGTCTACGGCATATTTAATTGACATGCTTTTAAATAGAGGAATACAATCCTTTACTGAATTCCAATATTTTGAATTTGCTAAATATTGGTATAAAGTTCCTGTTGCCGAGGCAAAGGCAGGGGATTATTCCAGATATTCATCTTACGCATATGGGAATGTGTTATCTGTTACTCCATATCATACAACCGAGGCCAATATTAACACAGCTTTGGACAATATTATTACTGTTGAAAACAGTCCAAGGATGACAATTGGAATTCCTTTTGAATTGGGCATTTTCCCAGACTTGGGCCAAAAGGTTTCTTTTGCTGATACTGCTGTAGAAAGTGATTTGTCTTCTTGGTTTAGACAAAGAAGGCTTAGGTACGATTTGTTAGCGAAAGTTCCAACTTTATGGCTTGAAGGAGAAGGAGAAATAGCAAGTGGTTGATGGAATACAAAATATACATACACAGGACCATATAACGGGTGCTTCTTCTGAGGAGATAGATCCTAATTATCCTGCATCTAATGCTCTTGATGATCATCCTAAAAACATAGCAAGATCATTATATGATTGGATGAAAATGGATTTTACTGTAGCTGCAGGAGCGGAGGCGTTAGGTATTGCTGCCATAAGAGCGTCCACGGTTTCTGTAAAAATAAGCAGTTCTGGATCCATAGCATTTTTATCAGGCACGGCTGGATCCTTGACCACTGTTTCCGGAGTGGGTGCTTTAAATCCATATTCAGCTCCAGAAGACCCTTTGAATGAGATATTTGATTTGGATGAATCTGATCTTGGTGCTTTATGGGTTCAGTTTGATGCTCCATTGTCGGAATCAAAAAATGTGCAAGTGTATTTGCAGGGTGCTGAAACTTATGCAGAAATAGGAACAGCGAAAGCCGGGTTGTTGAATACTTGGAGACAGGCAGTTCCAAATTTGGAAGAAGGATCCAAAGATTTGAGTTCTGTTAGACGTTTGAATAGTGGGGCATTATACATTACGGATAGGGACCTAATAAGAACTTTTGATTTTTCATTCCCTGCTTACAGGAATGCTACGGAAAATAACTATTCTGGATTTTGGGATTTTTTGTTATCTTTTAGAAGAAGACTTAAATCAAATCCTTGTTTTTGGAGATTAGATGCAACTCGGGACGATGGGAACCTGGTAGTTTATGCCAGATTTCAAACAGATAAGTCTCCAGAAGGATCTATATCTTCTCCTAATACGGGGGAAATATCTGTGAGTTTAGAGGAGGTATTATAATGGCAAGTCCGCAAAATATTTGTCAGGCAAAGGGTTACATTGGTGGTGGGGCAGATGATCTTGACAACATAAAATCAACGGGGGATGACGCTATTGGTCATGGTGATATTTGTATTGTGATCATAGATAAATCCACTTATACCATTCACGAATATGATTCTACCTCTGCTGCTGCCGAATCGTCCCCAAATGTGGTTATTCCCGATGATAATGTGTCTGGAACGGGTGCATGGTTATTGGTTGAAAGCACCGGCCTCCCCGAAAACTATCTTACTGGACTTATTCTATCGAATGATGCTGGTGATACAGACCACGATATCAATATCACGGCTGGAAGATGCCGTGATAGCGGCAATTCAGAAGACATGGTTCTCGCGTCCGAAACAACTAAACAAATTGATGCAGCTTTTGCTGCTGGAGACGATGCGGGTGGAATGTTTACGGGTTCTGTAGCTGCCGATACATGGTATCATGTCTTCTTGATTAGAAAAGATTCTGATGGAACTATTGATGCCGGTTTCGATACAAGTATTACTGCTGCAAATATTCCTTCAGGATATACCGAATATCGAAGAATAGGATCGGTTCTTACCGATGGCTCCTCAAATATTTATCCGTTTTTACAAATAGGCGATTACTTCTTATGGACATCAGATGTTACGGACTTTACTACTGACGTATTGACAAATGCCGCGACCCAATTTGCCATACGAGTTCCGCTTGGATTACGAATCCAAGCAACTTTATATGTTTATGGGGGAAGAGCAGCTTCAATTGGAAATATCGTTGTACGTAGTCCAGATGAAGCCGATGCCGCGAGTAGTGATGCTAATGCTACATTGTCATGGGAAACTGCCGGAAATTGGGTCCATGCAACTTTTGAAGTTTGGACCGATACTTCGAGTCAGATTGAAGCTCGTGGAGAGTATGCGACTGCTAATAAATTGCGGGGGAGAACAATTGGTTGGGTAGACACAAGGGGGAAATTATGAATAATTATTGGGTAGACCGGGTTGATGGGAAGATTGTCGCTGTTTATGCTTGTAAACAAAAAGAGGCAAAAGAGAAACTTGCAGAAGATCATCCTGATATAATTGCTTTCCTCAAACCATCTGTGGATAGCTTTTTATTTCGGCTCGAAATAGACCTTCATCAATTAATTAATAAGTATTTCGACGCCGGGACACAAGCTTCTCTTCTTGCTATTTTCGTTGATCCTGATACCCCTGAAGCAGTTAGAACAAGATTATTTGCGGTACGGGATTGGACCGATTCTGTGTTGGATTACTATTATGAGAAAAAGGAAGAAATTCAAATTGCGGAAGATCCGTCCAGCGTGGGTTGGGATTTTTTTCCTTTTGATGATACGGTTCCTGTTTTTGAAGATGGAGAAAAATCGTCTTTGAAGAAAATCCGCAAGGAGTTGAAAGAACTTAAGGTTCAATAAATTACTCTCTTTCATCGGGGAAAAGGAGAAAAAATGCCACCATCAAGGGAGGAAAGGTATCTTGAACTTCTCGAAAAAACTCATATATACAATGAAAGGTTTCATGGTTTTTTTGAAAGGCAGCAAGACATAAGCGATGATTTTAAAAATCTTCTTCAACAATTAGTGGACAATCAAAAAGCATCCAACGATCAATTTATCCTCCATCACAAAACAGGTGATGCAATTCTGGAAGGGGTAGTGGAGATAAAAACAGAATTAATGGTTTGGATAAAAGAGATATTCAAAAAGGGAGCGAAAGTAATCGGCATCATTGCTTTTTTGTTACTTCTTGCCGTTGGTGGAAATGCTTTGATTGAGAATGCATCGAAGGTGATTCCTAAATTGTTCGGGGGTTAATTATGATGATTTGTTCTGCCGTCTTATATATATTGTCTTTATTTGGTCTTGTTCTGTTGGTTTTTAGTTATACTCTTGCTTACCGTCAACAGAAAAGGGTTCATACATTTTCTAATATTTGCTTTTTTATTTCGGTATTTTTTGTTGCGATGGCAGCAACCAATGCTACAATATGTAGGGCGTTTGATCTTCCGAGAGTATTACTTCCATTCCCTGAAGTTCGAGCGGGATTATTGTTATTATCTACTTTCTTTTTACTTTATACAACTTTCAGGAAAAACGATAGGATAAAAAAATAAAATGGGAGAACATATCTTTTATAAGAACTCCAAAACGGCAGAAAACCTTCAGGATATTAACGGAAGACTTTCTACGATGCCAAACGATACTCGATTTGTCTTCCCGCAACCGAAGACTTTGGACGGTTTAATTCAGGTGTCCAAACCTTGTACTCTTTTTTTTGAGGATGGGGCAGAAAATATGTTCGTGGGAGATATAGGAGGAATACGTGTTAATAGCAATGATGTTCTGATTCGGCATCCACAAGTAAGAGGGAGTGGAAGTCATACAAGGATGCCGAATCAGATTGGCATTGCTGTCGGAGATCGACACAATCCTAATCTTAAAACGAAGAACATTCGGATAGAAGATCCAGAGATAAGAGATTTTGGATTCGGAGGAATAATTCCAGCCTATGTTGACTTCTTTGAGGTTGAAAGGTTTAAAATATCAAATATAGAGTATGCCGGGATAATGCTTTTGTCCTGTTCAAATTTTATGGTTTATGATGGAGAAGTATCTTCAGTTGGAACAAGACATCCTCAAGGATCTTCTGAAAATGCTTATGGTGTTGTAGCTACCAGAATGACTACTTCTGATGTTTTTATTTCAAGGAGCAAACATGGTATAATCCAAAAGGTAAAATGTGTATGGATACCAACGTGGGAAGCATATGACACGCATGGTGGTGAGGACATTATTTTTATTATGTGTCATGCGATAAATTGTAGCACTTGGATGATGATCGGTGGCGACGGAGAACGGGATGCTGCTAAAAATATCCGCATTGAATATTGTGAAGCAGAAGTAAATCATCCATATATCACTCCGAAACATGGACTTGCAATTGCAGGTTTAGACGTAGGGAATGCCCCTGTTGAAGAAGTAAAGTTAAATTCAGTGAAGTTAACCGGTTTCGGAGATCCAAATAACAGCTTGGGAGCATACTCGATTTACTGTCGGGATACACGCAAAATGTCCTTACAAAATTTGACAGTTAATAATGGTATTGGCTCTGCTGTTTTTTTATATTATGGAAACAATTTTGATATAGCAGGATTGTCAGTAAATGCAAACAGGCCGGACAGATTTAACTATGATTTTGCTGTTCAAATTAATAATAAGTTTCGTTCTAATTCTGGATCGATAGGGAAGATATTGGGAAGTACACAAGGGGTTTATAATAAAACGGAAGAAAATATAATCATCGATGGCCATACCCCATTGTCAAAACCCAAATACATTGATCCCCCTGTTAGACCATTTTCGGACGATCATCCATCGGTCTCAATATCTCTGCCATTAACTGGAAATGCTATTGTGAAAGATAAATTGATTGGAATTCGTAACAATTTAAATGAGGTGATAAATGGAATATCCTAATATTGAAAAGGAAGAATTTGATTGTCCATGTTGTGGGAAGAATAATATGGATGAAGACTTTCTTTTTAAAATTATTGCCGCAAGAATAATTGCTGAAATTCCATTTGTGATTACTTCTGGATGTCGGTGTGTATTGCATAACTCTGATCCAAAAGTTGGCGGATCACCAACGTCTTCTCATTTGAAGGGAATTGCAACAGATATTTATTGTGATGGAAGCAGAAGCAGGTATATTATTTTGAAAGTATTATTGGCGGTCGGTTTTCATCGAATTAAAATAGGGAAGAATTTCATCCATGTTGACGATGATAAAACTAAATCGAAAAAAGTAATATGGTTGAAGTAAAGTTTGCGTGTGGGAAGGGATCACAATTTAGCTGATTGTAGGGGTCAGGGTCGAATTGTCTACCCCCTTCCCACACGCATTTAAAAAAGGAGAAGTCATGGATAAAAAAATCAGATACAGGGAAGGCTATAAGTACCAATTGGCTAAAGATTACCATGTTCTACTCCCGTTCAGGCACTTTTTTGAAGGTATTCATTCAGAATACATATCATTTTATTCGGATGGGTCACTTACTATCAAAAGTGGCTATTCGTGGGACGGTTGCTCTGGCCCTACGATTGATACTACTTCTAATATGCGGGCTGGTCTTGTCCATGATGCTTTGTATCAGCTTATGCGTGAAGAATTTCTCCCCCAAACTTTTAGAAAAAATGCGGACAAAGTTTTCAAGCAGATTTTAAAAGAGGATGGAATGTCATGGTGGAGAATTTTTTATTACTACCGTGGAGTCAAACGTTTTGCTTCTTTTGCAGCGAAGCCGAAGAATAGGAAAGAAGTATTAATCGCTCCATAGAGGTGGA